ATAGGATAAGCAAAGTATAGAAGGAGTTTCTGCTTACAGAGACTCTAATATGATGAATAATTGCGTTGTAACTGTAGTTAATGTTAAAAAAGCAATTATACCTTACAGTGGTAATACTTATTCATCTAGAACTAGTAATACTTATATACCTGTTGGAGCTTATGGTAATAAAGCTAATAATACAGTATATGCATTTGGTGGTGATACTTACTTAGGGATACTAGACTATCCGTGCCAGATGATATTTCAAAGGAATGATGTAAATGAATGGAATGAAAACAAGAGATACTTTGGAGCTTACATTCCTTTAGAAAGCACTATAAACCTAAAGTTATCTATGGGTGAAATGACCAATAGAACATACAATGCAGGTACAGGTGCAGTGGATGCTTTTATGCAATTAGAGCCTACTCAAATGTAGCAATATCATTCCCAAAGTAAACCATATTATTTGTATAATGATGTTTATTCAGTAACACCAGATGCTAAATTATTCAGTACTAGAGGTCTATACGATGAAGCTAATGTAAAATCAGCCAATAGAGTGTATGTATCACAGGCTAAAACTATCAATGAAAATATAGACAATTGGTCTGTATTTAAACCAGCTGATTTCATAGATGTAGATTATCAGTATGGAGAAATAACTAACATACGAGGTATATTTAATAGATTATACTTTTGGTAGAATAATGCTTTTGGAGTATTATCTGTAAATGAAAGATCATTGATACAAGATAATAATGTAGGTTAGTTAGTATTAGGTACTGGTGGTGTATTAGATAGATACGATTACTTAAGTACTTTAAATGGTACTAAGGTTATTAATGATAGAAGTATAGTAAACTCTAGTAATGGCATTTATTGGTATGACTAGGATAAGAATGAAATATGTAAATCTACAGGAGGAGGAATAAGTATAATAACAAAAGACTGTAACGTACAATCATATATGAACACAATGTATAGTCAGAAAACTAAAGGAGCTAATTCATTGTATGATAAGAAATATGATGAAGTATGGTTTAGATTATATAATAAGTCTTTGATATATAATGAGAAGCTAAATGTATTTACATCTTTATATACGTTTGATCCAGATTTTACGTTATCTCTCAGAGATAAGGTTGTAGCTACTAAGAATAATGAATTTTATATAATAAATTCATTAGATATAGAAGGATTTGGTGATACAAGTAAGGATATAAGACTACGAATCATAGTAAACAAAGACCCTCAATATACTAAAGTATTTGATAATATTGCATTACAAGGAGAATTTATAGATCCTAATAATAAGATATTAACTAATGACATATTAGATGGAATAAAATTCAATACTAAACATCAAGTAGCGAATAAAGAAGGAGAAGATTTAGTATTTGACTATCGTGAAGATACTTATAGAATGCCTGTTCCAAGATAGGATCAATTCGAGGAAGAAGACAATATGTCATTTCCTGCTAGAATGAGAGGTAAATATATGGTTTGTGATTATAAGTTTAAATCAGATAAGGATTATTCTTTTTAGATACCTTAGATAACAACTACTTATAGATATTCTAGAATTTAATATGAAAAAGAATAAAAACAAAAGAAAAATACAGATTCCTGCTGCGTAGTTTGGTTTGCCGGTATCTTTAAGTAATATGCAGGAATTACAATCCTCTATATCTAGAGGTATTGCTCCTAATAATCCTAGCAACCTTATAGTTAAAAGTAACCCTACTAATGTTGGTATAGGAAATATATCTGGTATAACTTAGGCAATACCAGGGGCTATAAATACATTAACAAGTCCTTTTTAGACATCTACAGCTACTACAGGCGGAGAAGCCACTATGCAATCTATTGCAGGTATTGCAGAAGGAGCAGGATCTGGTGCACAACTTGGTATGACTATAGGGGGGCCTGTAGGTGGATTAGTAGGTGGTATAGCTGGTGCAGCTGTTGGTCTCATAGGTAAAAAAGGAAAGGCAGCAGAAATGACCTCATTTACTGACTTTGATGAAGGTACTCTGGGTACTGGCTTAAGAGGTGCATTTAGAAATAAGAAACTTAGAAGACGTAGAGCTGCTATAAGATTGAACGCATTTCAAAATAGAGAAGCTGTAGCTGGTACAGAAAGATTAGCTAATGAGTTTAATGAAGATAACACAGAGTTTGATACTGATGTATTTGAATACGGTGGTAAAGTTCCTTCATCATTGGCTTATGTAGATGATGGAGAACTAATATAGACTCCAGATGGTTCAGTAAGTAAAGTACCTGAACAAGGATAGCCTACAGATAGTAATTTAGTAAACTTACCAGAAGGAAGTAGAATATTAAGTAATACTTTGAAAGTGCCTGGTACAAATAAAACCTTTGCAGAATTAGGTGATAAAGTAATGACTAGAAAGAAAAGTAAAGGAAAAGACATATACGCTTAGAATGCAAATATGCTTAATGAGATGAATAATAAATTAATGCATGACAAACTATTTGCTATGCAAGAAAGTATTAAAGCTAAGAAAGGCATTAAGAATAAAAGTAAAAGTATTGAAACCTTTGATAACGGTGGAGTATCTAGTAGACACAATACTATTAAAGTATAGGATAATAGATATAACATTGGAGATACTTTTTCTTATAAAGGTGCAACTTACAGAGTAACTGGAACAAATAAAGCAGAACCTGTATTAGCTAGAGATACTTGGGGCATAAAAGGAGATGTTACAGTACCTTGGGATAATTACGGCGTATCAGAGATTAATGCCGGTAGTTTACCAGAAGTAACTATTAGCACTCCTAAAGCAGTAGTTAAAGAAACTCCTAAGACTACTTCTAGAGTAATACCTAGAATTACTAAATCAGTAGTTGCTCCAGATATTATCCCAAATTTAGATACTATTAATGAAGATTTTAGTATAGATGCTACTCCGCAGGATATTAGAACTAGAACAGCAGTAAGCCCAACAGTAGAACCAGTCATTACAAATCCTAATGAAGAACCTGTAAGATTAGATGGATTAAATGATTTAATTAGTGGTGTAACTTCTCTTGTTCCTATAATGTCTAATTTGTTTACTAGTGGTCCTGAAGCAGTACCAGCTAACTATAATCCTTACGCTACAGCTATTACTAATACTATGAGTAGACGTAGATATAACATTGATCCGTTACTTAGAGATATAGAGACTAATAGAAACGTAGCTAATTATGCAGCTAGCCAACAAAGAACTAATACTGGTCAAGACATGGCGTTTAGATTACAGAATGCAATTGCTACCAATAAGGCTATTGCTGCTGCTAGAGCTGCTGAAAGTAATGCAAATAATCAGTATAGAGCTGAATATGCAAATACAATGAATAATTTAGGACAGCAATGGGTTCAAGCTACTAACTTAGCATCTGAACTTAATGCTCGTAATAGAGCTACTGCTAGAAACATTCGCAGAACTGGTTTAAGTCAGTTAAGCCAATGGGCTCAAAATAGAGAGTTAATGAGTAATCAAAGAAGTAGAGATAACGCTATGCTTAAATTGTATGATCCGTTCTTGCAAGCTGGATTTACTTCTGCTGATATGAGTCAATTTAAGAAATGGTTAAATAAGGGAGGTAATAAATAATGACAGCTAATAGATATGATTAGGCTGCTGAAGCCCCTATAATGAATACGTATGTTCCTATTAACTTTGGTGAATTATATAGAATAGGAGCTACACAGAAAGCAGCAGTAGATGAGGCAGCTAAATAGTTTAGTACAGCACTATAGAAATTTGGAGAATTTCGTTCTCCTTCCGCTGTAGATACTTAGAATTGGTATAACTTAACTATTAATAGAAAAGATGTACAGAACGCTATCAATTAGATAGCAAATAATCCTGATGCTATGAAGGATGCTTCTTTTAGAGCTAACTTACAATCGTTAATTAATAGCACAGATTATTCTTCTTTATCCTTACTTAAGGAAAGTGCAGATAATCTTAGAGCTGGATTGGAGATGAGAGCTAAGATGGAAGCTGAAGGAAAATATAAAGAAGGATGGGATGATTCTAATATTCCTCAGTATGATACACTAGGTAATAAAAGAGTATTTAGTGACATTACTCCTGTCAGATACATGACAGCTGATGAACTATCTAATCCTTACTTTAGTAATCTCAAACCTAGTAGTTTAGGTTCAGTATGGAAAGATGGAGTTAAGTACAATAGAGCTGGCATTACATACGACACACTATATGACATAGCTAATGCTAGATTTAATGATTTAGTAAGTACACCTCAAGGGCAGAAATATTATAAAGAAGCTTTGCAAGCTACGGGTGGTAATGAAGCTGCTGCTAGAGAGGCGTTTGTAGGAATGATTGCAGATTCACAAAGAGATAGAATAGTAAACCAAGATACTGTCGATCCATTGTGGTTAATACAAGCTAAGCATGCTGCAAGCAGAACTGGTAAAGATGAAATAATTAGACCTAATCCTACCAGATTAGACTTTTTAAATGAATCTATTACCAGAAGCGTGCAATCTAGAATTGGTTCTAGATTTGATCAATATAGAAATTATATTGAAGGTCTAATAAGTAAGTATCCAAATACTAAGATAGCTCAAGATGCTAAGAAAGGTGTATAGAATATTGATAACATGATGAACTCATATATGCAACTTAATCAGGCTGCAATGCAGTATTCTAATGCTTATAGAGCTACAGGTAATGATAATGACTTAATAGTAGCTAGAAGTGCATCTGATGCAGCTGATAGATTACAAGCTCAAATGATCGGTCTTGCTAATAAACATGTACTTAGAGATGAATTCCAAAAAGTATCCGGCTTCTCTCCTATATCTGTAAGCGGTAATAAAGAATATTCTAAACAAGGTTACTTAAAAGGTGTAAACTCAGCTTTGGATATGATTAAAGGTAATGTTAGCTTACTTGAGAGTGATGATTTATTAACTGGTATAGGTGGTTCACAACAAGAAGTAAAAGATGAGAACGGCACTACTAAGAATGTATACCAATTTAATGATTCCAGAGGTTTTCTATTACCTGAAACAGTATTCCAAATTGCTTCTGAAACTACTCCTAGAAAAGCAGAAAGAGTAGCTGGTATTGGTAGAGATACAAGCTTCCCGTTGAAGGAAGTACTAGAATCTGGTAATCTAGCTGATGTATAGTTCTTACCTGAAGGAAAAATGGTAAAAGTAGGACCAGGTACGTTTGCTTTATCTGGTAAAATAAGAATTCCAAAGGAAACTATAGAACAAACTTTAGGTACTGGTTTATGGAGTGATAAAGGTCTAACAAGAGGATTTGCAGATAACTTAGTAGCTCCGTTTGGTAGACAAAGTACTAGAACTGCTTTAAAGGATTTATATAAAGCAGCTGAGGTTACAGAGGTAGTTGGAGAAGATGGACACGAATATTTTGAAATGAATATATTCAAAACACTACCAAATACTAACAATGCCCCAGAATTTTGGCAAAGAGTAAATCAAAGATGGCAAGGTGGTTCACCTACAGGTATAGGCGGTACTACTCAAGCTAAGGAAGAATATGGAACTTCTGCATTACAAACATTAGGAATGTATAATTGATAATTATGAAGAGAAAAGTATACGATACATCATTAATAGATAGTATAAGATAGAGAACAGCTTTATATGATGCTTACTAGGCTCCTAAAGCTAATATAGAAGAATATTTCCATACTATGGAGAACCCCTCTTATGAGGGGGCTCCTGATGATTATGGAGTTACAGATTGGGTATCTAATGCTTTTAATGATTGGAATCTTAAAAGAAATGAAGCTATTAGAGATAGTGCATTAGGTGATTATGTAATGGCTGATTAGGATTATAATACAATTCTAAATGCTAAAAATTATATTCAAGCTGTACGTAATATTAATGCCATACTTCCACAATTAAGACAAGACCCTAATAACCAAGACTTAAAACAGTAGGTAAAACAATTATCAGATACTATTCTTAATAACAAAGAAGCATACGATAATATCTTAAATGATAAATTAAATGATTCTTCTTTGAATACAAAGCTGAAAACTGATTTCATTAATGGAAATTGGAATTCAGCTTTAAGTGAAATAGATCGTTAGACAACTGAACAAATAGATAAAGCAACAGGATCTTATGCAGATCCTAATACTTTGTATGCTAAAAAGAGTTCTGCCTTATTCTATGCTGATGTTGCTCAAAATACTGCTGATGAATACAATAGTAAATTAACATCTGATTACTATCGTAGAAAGTCACAACAACCAGGTATGGATCTTACTGATATAGATACTTATTTGTTTAAATTGCCAGGTTTATTAGGTTCTTCAGCAGCTACTATTACTAATGATATACTTACTACTGGAACTACATATGCTACTACATCTATAGGTTCTAGTTTTGGTCCTATTGGAGCAGCAGCTGGTATGATTGCTGGAGCAGGAGTATCTGTATTAGGTAATCTATTAAGTAGAGAAAGAGAATCTAAAGGAGAAGTATACAGTAACTATAAATCTGCGGTACTTAATCAGATTAATAAAAGTGGTATTTCTAAACAGTTATTAAAGGATGCCAAAGCAGAAATGCAAAGAATGGGTTCTTATACTCAAGAATAGATTGATAATGATGATTACGTATACGATCAATTACTTACTAATCAAGTAAAAGTAAACAATGTTAAGTTCGATAAAATACGTCTTAACAATTTTGAAGGTATGAAATCACTTTATACCGACAATATGGCTTTATCTACTTGGGATGCTACTCAAACTATGTTAGAAGTTGTACCACTGGGTAAAATGGCTAAGAGTGTAAGAGGATTAAAAACTTTAGCAAATAAGTACGATAAAGGCAAAGGTTTCCTAAAGGGTAAATTAGCCGAACGTATAGACGATATAACCAGCTTTGGTATAGATAGTGTAGATAAACTGCCTAAAAAGACTAAGAGAAAAGCAATATTAGATTTAGGTGGTAGAATTCTCATATCTTCTGCTATGGAAGGAGCTGAAGAAGGAACTCAATATATGAAAGGTTAGGACTATATTAATAGACACTTTGAAGAAGATCCTAATCTAGCTAAGAGTTTTATTAAAAATATTGGTTCTGGAGCAAGGTCTATATTTGCTGCAATTACTCCTTGGGATTCAGTATATTCTGATGATGCTGAATTCTTAGAGAATTTTAAAGGTGGTGCATTACTTGGTGGTCTAATGACTGGTGGAATAGGTGCTGCTACCACTTACTTACAAACTAGAGACCAATTACAGGCTGATGAATTGCTATCAGCTTTGTATGCTGAAAAACTAGATCAAAAAGATAGAGTAAGAAAAGACATTGCATATGCAGAAATGGCTGCTAATAATAAGTGGGATAACTTGATGCAGTCATTTGACAATCTTCAATCTGCTAATATTGATGGTCTTACTCAAGAAGATATAGAAACTGAAAGAAATAATGCTAATAGAGTAAAGAATATAGCTACATCTGAGTCAGCGTTAAAGTAGGCTGAAGCATTAGGCATAGAACCAAATACTGAGGATTACAATATACTCATAGCTTTAAAAGATCATTACGATAAGCTAGTTGAAGAAGCAGATCAAAATTTTGTAGCATCTTCTAATAAGATGCAAAGTTTGCTGAACGGAGAAGAGGTAAATAAGCAAATCGAGAAAGTAATATCTAAATTATCTGATGAACAACGTTCTCAAATATCTGTAGAAGATATAAGAAATGCTATTTCTCTTTATTCTGAATTAGAAGTATATAATAGACTTATAAATGATTATGAGTAGAATAGTACTAAACTCAATGATCTTGAAAAGAATACTGGTCTACGTACATCTAAAGCAGATGTAATTCATTTCAGAAATCTATTAAATACTGATAAGAAGACATTAGAAAACAGTTATGATAAACTTAAGAAAGTATTAAGTGAATATAATTTAACTGAATCTGATTTTTAGGTTCCATCTATACATCAGGATTTAGCCGATGCTCAGGAATAGTTGATTCTTTCTGGTCTAGATCAAGCTAGAGCACGCGAAGAAAATAACTTGATGTCTTCTGACGATAAGAAGTCTATAATGGCTAAAATAAATAAATGGAAGAACTCTGAAGCTAAAGAAGATGATTTTGTTCAAGATATAGAAGACTTGTATTCTGGTAGAACATAGGAGAAAGTAGCAGAAGAAGGAGAAGAAGTTACTCCAGAACCTTTAAAACAAGAACCAGCTCCTGTTCAAGAGTAGGAAAAACCACAGGAAGATGAGGGTGTAAAGTCAGCTAGACAGAATGCTAAAGAAATTCAGAACGAATTCTTTACTACTGAAAGAGATAGCCGTGGAAACAGTAAAGTAGTATTGAATACAAATAATGAATTTGGTCAAGCTTACAAGCAAGCTAGTGATGCTTTGCGTGAGTCATTTATATCTCAACATCCTAATGTAAAGAATTATTCTGAGTATGTTGCTGCTTCACAAATGGATAGAGCAGAAGGACAGGAAGCTGAAAGATGGTAGGAAATATACGATCTTAGAAATCAATTAGAAGAAGAAGTATATAACAACGGTAATTCTGATAAAGCTAAACAGTTAGTAAGTCAGTTGAAAGAAGCAATAGAAAATAAAATTGATTCTAATTTATTAAAAGAAGCTTATAATGATTTTGTTAGTTCAGGAGAGTGGAAAATATCACAGAACTTACAAAATAGAGAAAAAGCTAGAGCTGAAGAATTGAAACTTCTTGCTCAAGAAGCTAGAGAGGAAATAGCTTAGAGAGAGCAATAGAACATACAGACTAAATAGAAAGAAGCTCAAAAGCCTGCTACTGTTCCTAGTGAGACTGCTACTCCTGTATCTCCAGTTGAAGAAGCTACTAAGACAGAACCTTTATCTATAGAAGATGTACCAACTCTTAGTGATATACTTGGAGGATGGCTTGGTGATGAGGCTAAGCAAGCTTTAGAAACTCCAACTCAAGTTTCAGAAGAGCCAGTTCAAACGCCAGAAGAAACACAAACATCAGAACCTAGATAGTTAGAAGAGCTCACATATGATTCTAGACTGGATCCATATTCTCATGAGTTAAATTACAGACTTACTGAATCTAAATAGAATGAATAGGGTCAATGGATTAGGACTTCTAAAAAATTCCAAGGTATGGAACAATACCTTAATAATGAGGAATTTGCAGAAGTTACAGGTCAACCTGACTTTATTAAAGAAGTAACTAAGAATGGAGTACGTATAGTAGTAAGACCATATACTAAAGATGATGGTACTACTACAGATGCTATATACGCTTTATTTAATTACAAAGGTAAAGAATACATTGCTAGTATTAAGACAATAGAAGGGCTGTATGCTAGAGGAAATAGAGCTTTTAACAGACTACCTTTTAATGACCAATAGCTAATTGTAAATAATCTTAGTGCTTTACGTAATAAAGTTCTAGAACTTAATAAACAAGTACAAGCTAATCCTAACTTAGAAATAGTTCCTACTACCATTAGAAAAACAAATGGTAAGATTGTAAATCTTAAGAATGAAGATGGTAGTCCTAAAAATAGAAAACTTACAGATTCTTCTTGGTTAACCATTAAAGACCCGTACTAGATTAATCCTGAAAATACTCAAGTAGGCATTACTACAGGTAGTTTAGGTGGTAGTGTAATCAGATTTAAAAACCAAGTAATATCAGCTAAGGGTTTTCCTATGGGTAAGCCAGTATGGATGATTAAGACTTCTAGAGATGATGGCAGTACATCATAGATAGGAGTTGTTCTTAATTACGATAACTTTAAAGATAAACCTGAAGTAGCAGATTTAATTATTGATTTAGTTACTTCTAAGGATCAATTCTATACTGATAAGAATGGAGTTGTTACTAACGTTACTCCACAGAATGTATTACAGTTCTTAGTGAACTTTGGCCCTCAAACAGCCACTAATCCTAATGATACTAGATTATCTCCTGAACAAGTAAGAGCTAGAATGAACAAACAATTCTATTTAGCAGAGGATAATCAGTTAGTAGTAGGTCAATAGGTGTACAACTTAAATGATATAAATACTGTACCTGAGATTAGAGAAAGACTGAAAAAATATATAATGGATAATTTCCATTGGAATATAGATGAAACTGGTCTAAGCTCTAATTATTTGGGAGGTGATTTACAATCTCAAGTAAAAGATCCTAAATTGTATCCTTTAGCTTTATTCTTGAAGAACAATAATGTAGATAAGATTACTCTAATACCCAATGTTTTAGAATTTACTAACAAAGATTTCGGTATTATTAAAGATAGTAAAGGCAACAAATAGGTAGACTCTAGCTATCCTAATGGCATCAGTGTACTTGGTTGGTACATAAAGCAAGGTATTTTACTTACTGATATAGCAGATACTATGCAAGATGCTAACATATACATTGATGATGTTATGTTAGTGGATAAAAATGCAGAAAGTAAAGTAGAGCAATCACAACAAAAAGTTCAAGAAGAAACTAAAATGGGCAGTATTACCCTACCTGATGAAACTGGCAAATAGACTACTATTGATTTAGATGAAATATTTTCTATATTGGACGGTAAAGGTAGAAAAGGTCCTAATATGGAAGTATCTGAAGAAGAAGTATCTAAACTAGCTATTAATGAGGAGGATAAAATGGATCCAAAATAGACTAAAGAATGGATATAGTCTACTTTGGGCATTACTCCTGAAATAGTATCATCCATAATAGATGTTACAGAAGCTGGTAATTTAGTAGTAGGTAGAGTAACAGAGGACTCCATAAAGATCTCAGAGTAGGCTCCAGAAGGTGTTCAATATCATGAAGCATGGCACAGAGTATCACAGTTATTAATTGATCCTAAACACAGAGATAAGATATATAAGAAGTATAGAGAACAAGGTCTAAATGATAAACAGATTGATGAAAAATTAGCTGATCAGTTTAAAGACTTTATGTTAACTGAATCAGGTAATTATAGATTTGATACTAAGAATTGGTTTAGAAGAATATACGACTTTATCAAATTGTGGATTAGAACTGGTCAATATGGATTAGCTAAAGTATACTCAGCGATCAATAGAGGTAAGTATTATGGTTTGAAACCTAATGCTGAAAATGTAGATAGATTCAGAGAAATATACAAAGGTGATGGAGCTAATATGGAAGTATCTGGATATAAATTTAAACATATTCAGACAGTTAAACAATTAAACGACATTATAAATAGTTTAACTTATGCTTTCTTCCAAGTATCATTTGCAGATGGTAAGACTATTAATTACTCTGACTTATCTAAGGAAGCTCCTAAATTTGACAGACTTAAACTTATACTTCAAGCTCAAGCTTATAAGTATCCATCTGATATAATCAATGAAGTAGTAGACAAATTTGACTCTATTATACTTCCTATGCTTACTACTAAACTAAAGCAATTAGGTATTAGATCAATAGATAGAAATGAAAATGATACTTTAGCTAATATAGAAGAAGGAGCTGAAGGAGTAAATATAGGGCAACATACTGTAGAAGGTATGAATATATCTATTAGAGATAATGCTCCCGCTGAAGTAAAGTTCTTCTTTCAAACTATACCTGTATATGAAATAGGGAAAGATGGTACTCCGCAAACTAAGTTTGATGAATATACTCATTTTCCTAGTTTTGTAGATCCAAATATAGCTTGGACAAACATATTGAAAGATTTATCTGGGTGCAGAACTATATCTAATATCATTGATAGAGTACAATTCTTTGCTAAGAATGGTGATACGTTCTATCAGGCATTGTTACTTAGATTGACTACTTTGGTAAAGAACTCTCTGAGTGAAGATACCAATGTAGCTACACAAGCTGAAGCTATGCTTACTAAGATAGAAACTGTAATTACTTCTGACATTAACAACTATATAACAGTAAAGATTAGTGAAGATGCGGATACTGGTCTTACAAAAATGGAATTAAAAGACAATACAGTAGATGTAAAAGCAGCTAACTATCCTAAAGTATGGTCGCAGTACTTTTTCAATAATGCTGGTATATATAGATATAATGAAGCAGGTGCTATTGTTGCTACAGATAATGCTAAACAAACCTTACGAGTTATAATAGACAATTTTAACAGAATTAGAAATGCTTTTACCAACAATAAAGGTATATTAAAAGTAGGCGATAACAATGTAGATTTGCATATAGCAGCTAACCAAGAGTATCTAAAGGATATAATTGTTCGTATGTTAAATTCTGTAGGTGTAGGTATAGATAAACCAACGCTCAATAGAATGTTAATGTCTGGAGATTACGGTAATCCTAGATCAGACCAATATACATTACTAAATTCTTTCTTAGTAAATAGAATTAAATTTGGTGGTATTCCTAGATTAATAGAAACATTAGATAGTATCAAAAATTCTATTAATAAAGACAACACTATCAAAGATATAGAGAGCCCAGAAGGAGTAATACAACCTACTTAGGTATGGAATACATAGGGTTTTGTTAAGGAAATAGCAAATTACTATGCTTATCAACATGCTACAGATAAGAGTCTAAGTAGCTATGGTCCAGATGGCAATAGCTATTATATGGTATCTTAGAATAACTTTGCAAAAGATAGACTTAATGAAATAGTAAATGATAAGGATACTTTTGATAATCTAAATGCTGTAGTATACAATGGCAACTCTATTATTCTAAATGCAGTTAAAAGAGGTAATAAAGATATATCTATAGAAACTCTAATAAACTTCAAAGATACCACATCACAAGATGTAGGTAGAGATTACTTTGGTATTACTGATAGAGAAGATTATATTGCTAAAATGGTAGCTGTATTTAACGATAGAATAATATTCCCTACAGTAGCAGATAAAAAGACATACCATTTCATTAGAGGAATTAAGTTGCCTCATGAAAGAATAAAGTTCAATACCACTCCTCAAGGTGCTTATATCCAATATGGGGAGCAAAGTATGGATACTTTACTGGGATATTGTTATGATGAATTGAATCAAATAGAATTGTGTTTAAGACAGATAGATGATGATCCAACTCATTATGATGAGGAAACAGGATTACATTACAACGAAGATGGTACTATCAATAATGATTGGTTAGAACCTACCAGAAGAATAAAGAATTTCCATACGCCAAATAAAGTAAGTTGGAAGGATAAGAATGGTAAGAAGCATACTAAGAAATTAGAAGGAAATGGCGCTAGATTCTTATTGTTAACCGGTATTAGAACATCTAAAGGCTTTGTTAGCTTCAATGATCCTATGAAATCAGCTAAAGAAAATCTTTAGACAGCTAAAGATTACTTCTTTAACTTATCTAAAGATACGCAGAAAGCATTTTTAAGCTCTTTGATCAATGAACGTGTTAAACAGGAGATAGCTACAGCTAAAGAGTTAGGCTTGATTGAAGGCAATGAAAATAATGATATTTGGAGTTTGCGTAATAAGCTGCTTGATGATGTTGAATTGAACAATAGAAAGGCATTTTATAGTCAACTTGATCCAACTAATGCTGAAGGATACGCTATATTTGACATGTTAGCTGATTATACAATTAATAGTATAATATCTATTAATGAAGTAGAAAAGTTATTCAGTGGAGCTCCTGCTTACTATAAAGTAAAGTATGATCAATATGGTCCTGTAGATGTGTCTATTGATAAAATCAAACGTCTTGGTTCTCTTACTTCTACTGGTTTGAATAACAGACTAGATTTCTTTAATGATCCTATTAGAGATGAATATGTAGTTGCTGAATTAAAAGACCATGAAATAATGGACAAGCAATACTACATCTATGAAGGATTATTTACTAGAGGTAATATTAAGGAAACTATTCAAGAATTAGAAGGTGAAGATGCTTGGAATCAGGTAAAAGATTTAAGTATTCAAGAGATTGAAAAGATCTATCCTGAATCAGTCAAGATAGCTAAACAAGCTGCTAAAGTAGAAGTAGAAGGTTACAAAGAAGGTATAAATGTAGCGGATGCTGCTGTATATATTAGCCCTAATATGACTAGAGATCTACTTAGAATGCGTGGGGTATGGTCTCCTGAAATAAAGAAAGCATTTGAAATTCTTACTAATGAAGATACAGCTAATCTATGGGATTCAGATCCTAAACTGTATGCAGAAGCTAATAAGGTTATTCTAAATGCTATGAAGTATATGGCATTCGGTACTAGATTCAATGAAATACCGGGATTAGGTATACCTTATTTTAATAAGATGGCTCTATTCCCATTATTCAAGAGTATAGCTACAGGTGACATTAAAGCATTGTATGACAGGATGGTAGACCCAAGTAAACCAGTAGATATGGTTCTATTTGACTCTGCTGTTAAAGCTGGTTCTAGATCTCCTATGAAGTTCTATAGAGTAGCTAAAGATAGTGAAATAGAACTAAGAGATGGTCAAACTGTTCTTAGTGCTAAAGTTACTGATGAGTTAATTAACGAAGAAGGAAATACTCTAAATGACTTTAATAACTTAGTTACTTATACTCAGAAGTTTAAGTACTTAAGACAACAATTAGAGACTAATCCTCATACTCACGAAGAATAGATGGCTGGTACTCAGTTTATGAAAGTAAATCTATCTAATCTACGTATGGATGATTTATATGGTATTGAAGGTCAACAGGTAACTGGTAGACAAATTAAGGATACTATTATGAATGCTTTGAATAAATTATCTGATATGGGTGTTAAAGACTTAGAAGATGAATTATTCAACAAAGACGGTAGTGTAAATGTAACCAAATTAGCTAAAATGTTAGAAGATGATGCTAGAGAATCTGATGCTAACGATAATGTATTATCTGGTCTCAAAACAGCTAATAATAAATTTATAATGCCTTTGTCTTCTTTATCAGATAATAAGTGGTTAGAAAGTAGATTTATCTCTATGATCAATAAGTAGGTTATTGATGTTCATATACCTGGTGGAGCATTTATCCAAAGATCTACTTTAGGTCTAGAAGCTACTTCTACTAAGGTAGTAACACCAAATATGATAAATGACGGTAGAGTATTAAAATCTATAAATGAGGAGGGTTCAATGGATTCGGTAGTAAGTATAAACTTATTTAAATACTTTATACCTAATTATGAAAACTTAACATATAGAGAAGCTAGACAGTGGCTTATTGATCATGAAATTATTGGTGATAAAGCTAAAGCTAATGCGATAGGTTATCGTATTCCTACTCAGTCAATTGCATCTATATCTCCATTAAGATTTGTAGACGTGTTCCCTGAAATAATGGGTGATACTATCATGTTGCCAGAAGACTTTACTAAACTTACCGGTTCTGACTTCGATATTGATAAATTGTATGTAGCTAGATTTGCATATAATAAGAATGGTGTCAAGTTTAACAAATGTAATTCTCTTAAGTATGACGAAGTGCGTAATTCTATAAAGAATGAAATGCTGGAAGCATATTTAAAGGTATTACTTACTAGAGATAATACTAACTCTCTTAAATTGTCTATTGATAATGCTACAGAGAATGTTAAGGAGGTGCTTAGAGATATAGAAGGGCCTAGTAGTTATCATCCTACTCCATTTGAAGTATATTCACCTACATATCAAGAAGCTAGAAAGGCTGAATATACTGGTGGTAAGGCTGGTATTGGACCTTTTGCCTTGAATAATGCTCATCACATTCTTACTTAGCTTACTAAACTTAGCATGGTTAGAGATGCGTTCACCAATACTCTAAATATATGGAATATAGGCGGTATATACGATACTCCAGTGGCAGGCATGAAGAAAGGTGGTAGAATACTTGACTGGTTATCAGCTATGATCAATGGTTTCGTAGATATTGCTAAAGACCCTTATATTGTAAGATTGAATGTTAATTCATGGACATACAATATGGTTTCTTTCTTGTTACGTACTGGTAAAGGTAAGTAGACATTCTACTTTGTTGCTCAACCTATCCTTAAAGAAATGGCAGAAGCTGTAATAAAGACTAAGGGTAAGTATGGTATAGATAGAACTAAAACTCCTACTCAGTTAGAAAATGAAGCAATTGAATCAGTACTTGATAAATATGATCCTACTAAGAAGTATAGGAAAAAATATGAGTTTATAAACGGCAATGAAAATTCAAGAGCTAACGAATATCAAGACTTGTTTAGTACATATCAGAAAGAAAATGGTGAATACACATCTAGAACAAGAGAGTTACTCAAGCTAAATAAAGAAGAGATAAGTAACTTTAACGAAGAATAGGTTCGTATATATTATGCTTGGAAAGCATTAAAACCATATGCTGATTCATTAGCTAATTTGGTTAAGTATTCTAAAGTAGATACTAAGAAAACCGGTAAGACATTTGCTGAACAGCAAACATACTATAATGGTATGTGGGCAATGACAGAGGATGCTAATTTTGCTAATGGTGAAATTGAACGTTTCTATAATGAAACTTTTATTGCTAAAAAGACAGAAAATAGTATTCCGTTTGGTACTTCTATATTCAAGAACTTATTACTTAGAAACACTGATACTTTTTTAAGTAAGAAAGACATAATGTTATCATTACTTGGTAGAAAGAATAATGCTGATTCTAAACTACTTAATGCTCTTATTTCAGGAATGGAAGCTCAAATTAAGAGCGGGTTTTTTAACCAGTTTATATACCAAAATGGTATTGATATTCACAGTATGTTTACTGGAAAAATGTCAATGGCAAAACGTATCAATAACTTTAAATATGAAATACTAAAAGGTAATCCCAAACTAAGTAGATTTTTAAATAATGACGGTACTATAAATAATGACTTTATAAATTATTTGATACCCAATATAGATTATAATGGTTTAGATTTCATTGATACTTCATCTTTACTTGATGCTGATCAATCACAAGCTAATAACTTGATAAACTACTGGAGAGAATTAATAGATGACCCAGAACCTAGAGTAAGCCAATTATTTAAAGATTTAGTAGTATATGCTTTCCTTACTTCAGGGGATAATCCTACTATGAACTCATTCTTCCAATATGTTCCGAATAGTTATAAAATGTCAATGGGTTATACTGACTACATATAGACTAAACTAGATGAATTATCTAATGGAGTTGATCAATCTATAGTAAGAGATGACTTATTCTTAAATAACTGGCAAAATGATAAGTTAGTAAGACCAGTAGATCTATATAACAATAAAGGAGTCAAATTATATTCTATATCGTTAAATGATTAGTCCGTAGTTCCTAATATCATATTAGGAGAAAGATAGGATAAAACAGATAGACCTGCCATTAGACCTAGTAATTGGTTATCAATGACTTATGTTAATGATAAAGGTAAACTAATAGAAGGTAAATTCCCTATATTCTACCCATATATTAAAATAAATGACGGATTAGGTCGTACTCCAGCTAATTATCACGTATACTCTCTTATAGGTTATAAACAAGCAGCTGATCCAGATACTAATCGTTTGAATTACATACCTATCTATGGATTAGTATCTAAGAAAGGATACAAATACAGAGGACATACTGTAGTAGAATACGGTAAAGAATCTCAATTTGATTTTAATAAAGAAAGTGTATGGGATTATACCGAAGCTTTACAAAATCAGGAAGCATTAGCTGATATGGCTGATGATTATAGTAAACCTAACTGGTAGAATTCTGATATTCATTTGATTACTGATCTTCCGCCCTATTAGAATATGAATTATGCTAAAGAGCAATAGGATATGAAATTTGAATGGGAGTAGGATGATAAAGATGATAATGAACAAGGAGTAGTACTTAGTGAAGCTGAAACATCTAAAGAATTGGTATCAAATCAGTCTATAAATATATATGCAGGTACAAATGAGAATGCCGATTTAAGTAACTTTGCTACTAGACCTTTTAATTATAATATCGAGGATAATGATGGCAATATTAAGACAATTAAATTTAACTCTGTAGAACAAGGTTTTCATTACATGAAAGCCATTACAGCAAATAGGTAGGATATTGCTGACAGTGTTCTCAATACGAACAATCCCAAACAGGCTAAATTCTTAACTTCTCCCAAAAACCTATCTATGACTAAACAATAGTTAGATGAATGGAACTCTATATCTAAATCAGTTATGTTAAACCTAATGTTTGATTCGTTCTAGTAGAATCCACAAATGGCTTAGAAACTATTAAGTACAGGAGATTCTAAACTAACTCATATGTATAATGGAAAAGAGCAAGATAGCGGAAGATTCAGTGAAGTTATTACTGTTGTTAGAGGCATGTTACGTGAAGAAGGTTATGATGTTATAAATAGAGTAAAAGACCAATTAACTGAATTAAGCAAGTATAATACAGATTTAGCATCTAAAATAGATGATAAAATAGAAGAATTTACTCAATTATTACGTAAAGAAAATCCAACTACTCCAGAAGAAGTGGAAGGTTTGATTAACAAATTTATATGTAATTTATAATATGAATAAATATTGTCCAAATAAAAATCTTCCCGAATGGAAGGAGTTAGTAGAGGTAGTAGGCGAAAATAAAGCCTACTACCTTTGGGATTAGAATAAAGGTAATGGATTAGATAAAGCTCCTAACGGAGAGGATTCTAAACTATTTTCAGACCTTTTAAGCTAGTTTGATAATAATCGTGAACAAGCTATTCTAGCAAAGGCTGAAACCTTTACAGAAGCTTTTAAAACACAATTATCAGATGAATTATCTAAACAAGTAGATGAAAATGGTGAGCTGTTAATTGAAGCTTACAATAAAAGAAATGAAGTTAAATAGGGTTCTTCTAATACTTTATTGGAATAGTTAGGAGAATTTGCAGATACTGTAGATGTAGTAAACTTATTTATTAATCACGATGAAGTAAAATCTCAAACTAAAGAACTTCTTAAGAAATTAAATAAAGTCAACAGACCATTTGTAATATATAAAGGTCACAAAAAAGGAGTTAGAGCCGAAGCTGGAGCTGCCTTATATTTGTATTCAGATGTAATTAATTCTTCATCGGTATAGTTAAACGCCGAAGATGTTGCTCATGAAATGTTACATATTTACTTGCGTAAAGAATATGAAACTAATGAGCAATTTAAAAATTTACTTGACGAATTACAAATTGAATATAGAAAGAAAATAGGGAGTGTGTTATATGGTTTAGGTAAAGATTAGTAGAGTGATGAGTTTTTAAATGAAGTACTATCAAACACAGCATTTCGTGCTCATTTAAAATTAACTGACAGAAGTAAGTTCTAGAGACTGTGGATATTTATAAAAGGTATAATAAATAGGATAATTACTGGCAAAAAATTCATTGTTTATTCTAAATTACCCGAAGATATATCTAATTTGCAAGATTACGCTATGTCTTTACTTGATAAAGTTAATCAGGGAGAGATAAGTATCCATTCAATTGATCATTACGATGAGGAATACAGTGGTGAAACATTCAGTAAATTAGACAATAATCAACAAAAATAGATAGACAAACTATATGACAAGATATAGAAAGGATTAAAAGATAGATTAAATGCCATTAAACATTACAATGTAAAAAATCCTAAAGTATGGAACCAAATATCTACTATTATATCACAATTGTCTAAATCTGAAACTGAACAAGGTATACTACAATTCGTACAGCATGTAAGTGATACTATAGAAGATAGTATTAAATTCTTATCTAAATCAATAGGTGACATTAATGCTAAACAAATTAGACAGCTATCTAATGACTATTTAGGATTCTATAAACCTCTTATTGATTAGATCCAATACGCAGTAGATACTACTGATATATTCAAAGAATTACCTGAGTACCCAACAATAAAGTAGAATATCGCGAATATAGCTTAGCAATTAACTATAGTAAACAATAGATTTACTAATGTACTTAAAGAGAAAGGATACCAATTTCTACAAGAATACCTACAATCTAGAGCTGTACCACAAGATTATATAGATAAAGTATTAGCATGGTTAGACGATCCTAAACATGATACTAATATATTTATGAATTGGTTTGGTATGGCTACTAATAGCGATAATATGGTATTGCAAACTATAGCTAATATGTTATAGAATACTATCAATAAGACAGATAGAGAAACATTGTAGGTAGGTACTGAATTAGTTAAGTAGCTGAATAAAGTAAAGGAGAAATACGGTAATGACGTTCAAAAATTACTATATGAGAAGTATGACGACGGCACATATACTGGATTAAAGGTTACTCCTATCAATAAAGGGCAATTCAAAAGAGATTAGAAGGAATATCTAAATAATTTATCTAGTAAATTAGGAATACAAAAAGATGAGCATGACCAATACATAATGCCTGATGATGAAGATATTCAAAGAAAATGGTTTGATGGAGTTAATAAATTCTACTCTGATAGAGCTAATAGAAAGTATAAGCCAGAGTATTATTCAACTAGAAATAAAATGCTTTCTATGAAAACTAGGGATGCTATAAATGAGATTAATAACTATATTAATACTATAACAGATCCTATTACAGTAGATGGAGTAGAATATGATAACTTATTATCAGAATCTGAATATAATTCATTAATTAGTTTACGTAGACAAAAAGCTCTACTATCTAATAGATATAATCTAGATGGTAGTATAAAAACAGGGGATGATTTAATCATAGCTAATGAGTTGCATTCCTTTAATGAAATAGTTCAATAGCATGTAAAGTATAAAACAGATAAAGAAAGCTATAATAGAGATAGAGCAAAAGTAGTAGCTAAGTATGGTGAAGGATCTACTCAACTATAGTTATGGGAATCAAGAAATTTAAAGAAATAGTACACTTAGGAATTCTACGATGAATTAGATAGTTTAGGTAAAGTAGAACAATCTGAAGAATACAAAGAAGCTATAAAGAAACGTAGAGAATTTCAATAGCTATTTAAAGATCCTCGTACTGGTAAAATAGATTCTAATTTAATGTCAGACTCTGAGAAAAGGGAACTTTTGAAATTAGATTAGGATATTGCTAATCTATATACTTGGACAGAATAGATTGATACTGGGAAAAAATTTAGTGATATAGCTGAAGTAGTTCCAACAGAGCAGTACTATAAAGATAGCTAGAATGCTAGAGAAGCTGGTACAGAAGCTTATAACGATTGGTTTAATAATAACCACTATGAAGACGGTAGAGGTCGTATGCATCCAGCTTCATATTATACAGAATTAAAACCAAAAGATGAATTATTAGAAAAGTATACAGAGTATGCACCAATAAGTAGATACTCTACTATAGATAGACAATCAGATTGGTTTAATAAGGACTGGGATCCAGCTGGTCCTACTGTATAGCCTAATAAGAAATATTATGACAATAGTAAAGCATATAAAGAAATAGTAGATAAACCTGAATTAAAGAAATTATATGACGATTTATCTGATACCATCAATAAGGCTAATAGGTATATATCATTCTTAACATTTGGTGACGATGGTAGAATGCCTCAAATACCTGCAAGATTTATGCAAGTATTAGGTAGAAAAGATAGCGTACTAAATGCTTTGAAATACATATTTGATGATGTAGCTGTTACTAGAGTAGATGATACTGATTATGTAGATGATTTTACTACTATGCCTAATAGCGATCCTATTAAAGTAATACCTACAAGATTTATAAATATGCTAGAAGATACCAATGAAATATCAACAGACGCTGTCGCATCTGTAATAGCTTATTATAATATGGCTGCTAATTATAATAATATGGTAGAACAATAGGATGATGTTGAATTATTACTCAATCTTCTAAAGAATATTCAAATTAGAACTAAGAAAGAACTAAAAACAGCAGGTTCAGCTAATGTATATAAACAAGCTTAGCTATTAGTTGATAGAATAATGTATGGTAGAAATAAAACTCCTATTACAGTAAATATATTAGATAAAGAGATAAATATAGGTAAAACATTAGACATAATACGAGGATTTGTTACTAAAGTAAATCTATCAGGTAACTTGTGGTCCATTAGTATTTCTTTCTTTACTGATGCTACCTATACTACTTTAGAAGCCGAAATGGGTAGATTCTTTGATACCAATGACCTTAAATTTGCTTCTAATGAATTTGCTAGATAGTTACCAGATATGATGGCTAATATTGGTAATCCAGTACCTAAAGGTAAATTGTCTTATTTGTTACAACTAAATCAAGTAGTAAAGGATAACAAAGAAATATTTGATAGACTAGACTAGAGTTAGGTACTAAGAGCTATAAATCAAAATTTCTGGTTTGCAGGTTATACTTAGTCTGATTATACTGTTAAGAGTCATACAGTTATTAGTATATATCACAGTTATAGATTTGTAGATGGAGAAGGTTTTATGACTAAACAGTAGTATATTAATAAATTTAATTCTAATAGTACTAAATTTGAGCAATTGCCTATAACTTTATATGATGTATTTGTAGAAGATAAAGAAGGTAATATAAAAGTATAGGATAAGTATAAATAGTATGTTAATGATAAGCTATAGAATGAAGTAAGAAATAGAATTAATATACTTACTTAGAGAATTGATGGTACTTTACGAGAAATAGATAAAGCGGCAGTACATGCTAACTCTATAGCTTCTTATATTGTGTTACATCGTAACTTTATGATATCTGCACTGCATGATAGATTTAAGAAAAAATAGTTTAATCTTGATTTAGGAGTAGAAGAAGAAGGATATTATAGGTCTACTGGTAAATTCTTAAAAAATGTTATAGGATAGAGACATTTTGCTATGACACAATTATTAGCAGACTATAATAACTTAAAAGATTATGAATAGTATGCTGTTAGAAGAGTTCTAAATGAATTAGTATTCATCGCAGCTTCTACTACTGTAGCTCTTGCTATGGCTACTATAGTAGATGGAGATGATGAGTATGATACATGGTTAACTTAGTCTATTACTTACTTAGCAATGCGTTCAGCATTTGAATTTAGAACTATGTATAATCCATTTGAATTTATTTCATTAATTAAGTCTCCTACAGCAGCTTTCAATTGGTTTGACAATGCTTCTAGTTTTATTAATTTATTTAATCCTGCTTCATATGTAGGCGATCGAACTCCTTTTACTATAATAGACAGAGGCCCTTATAAAGGAATGCCGGTTATACTTAAAAATATAATCAAGGTTACCCCGTTTAAGAGTATAATAGAAGCAACAGATCCAAAAGCAAAAAGGAACTATTTATAGAATTAGTTAATGAACTTCTAAAAAGTTTCTATCTAAATTATCAATTCGCTAGATTAACTGTAAAAAAGAAAGGCTGAGTATTAATTTACTCAGCCTATTTTGTTATGAGAGTTCATCACGCTCTTCATAACTATAATAATCTTCTTCTGGCAATTCAGCATTTATAGACTCACCAAATCTATATGTATTTAGAAATAACCTCTGTGCTAATTCTGGAACAGGCACGTTTGCCCAAAATCTATTTATTTCTAATGCTGCACTTACATTATAAGTTTTACCAGTTGATTGAAGATTATGTATATCTTTTTTATACTTAGGGTTACTTAAACAATAAATAGTATAATGCTTATTGTTTATAGTAATATATTTAGTATTATATAAAGAGTCTAACTGTTTAAACTTTCTATATCTATCTAAAGATTCCTTAGTATTAACGCTACTATCATATAAAAGAAAGACCTTTTCTTCTAAAAAAGGTCTATTTTTATCAGTAGTATATGCATTTATATAACCGCTTTCTACAGTTAAATCATTCCATGTAAGATTATCATCTAATAATGGAACTATATATATACTAACATCATTCAAGTTCTTCAGTACCATTTCCTTCGTAATAACTACGAGTATGCTCCCAATTATTAGTTTGGTAATGATATGAAAGTTCTGATAATGCATTGATAATAATGTTTTTACGAGAGTCTAACTCTGTTTCATTAAACATATTAAACACTCTCACTTCATAGCTACCATTTGTTTGTATAGCTATAATGTATGCTTTACAATCATAATCTGAAATATCAATATCTTGATCTTTCATATACCATGTAATAGCTAACAAATAGTAAGCAATCTGTCTATAATAATCAAATTCTTCTACAGAATGTTTAAAGTTATAGACATCTGATGTTGTTTTTAAGTCAATTAGAATAATTTTCTTATTGACATGATCAAATATGCATCTATCAAGTAATGACTTACAAGGTGCATACCAGGTCTTATTTTCATCCATTTTAAGACTATCTGTCTTAATAGGAAATGTCCAGTTAATATGAAACTCATTATGAGATTCTACTCCTGGAGTGTTTGTTAGTAATTCATTTGCTTTCTTATGTTTCTCAATGTTAGACTTAATTGTCTTTAACATATTAAGATCTGCAAATGAAATTGCTTTTTTATTATTTTTCAAAGACTTTGACTTAATGTATTCATCATATCTTAATGCAAAATCCTTAGCAATAGATAATTTAGCATCTTCAGATAATTTATTACTATAAGCCTTGTTATAAGAATCTAATAATAATTTATCATCATCTTCTAATGGATTAGTATCTTTAAATATAGAATACCAATCACAGAAATCTTTTTGCTGTTTTACTTTAGGTACTTCATATTCAAGTATTGTATAATCATTCCAGAATTCATCTGGTTGGAGTATATACTCATGTATCATAGTACCCTTTTCTAACTGCGGTAACTTTAATCCTTCTTCCTTACCATCAAGCATATTACGGAAGTATAAAGGACCTTTTTTTAGAAACCAACCTATAGAAGAATTTGATATTCTCGTGTTATCTTCATAATACGGTTTATTAATTATCATTGTTCTTCTTCGTTTTCTTCTTCAGTTTTATGTTTAATTGTTTCAACTCTAGATTTATCTGATTTTTTCTCTAAATCAAAAACAATAGTTACTATTTTAAGTCTCTCTCTTATCATATAACTGTCAGTTAATATACTACAGTTATGTTGATTAAGATGACCGTATGATATACCATTATGCCAATGCCCAAAGAAATGATGCTTATATTTACCAAAACAGTAATGTTCAAGCTTTTCATTATAGTTTGGATTTTCGTGAGTAATAAGTATATCACAATCAGGTATATTTTCATATGGGCATACATACTCATCATATTCATGCTGAGTATCTTCAAATGCCCATGTTTGCCAGTGTATAGGAGCTATCCATGGAGTTCCATAAAATTTTATTCCTTCATATTCATATAACTCATCAATAAGAAATACTACCTTATCATTAGTAAGTAAAGATATTTTATCCTTAAACTCCTGTAAAGTAGTATCTTTTATTAATCCGTCATATAATTGTTCAATATAAATGTCATGATTTCCTGGTACTACAAATATCTTTTTACACGATAGCTTATTAGCCCATGTAATAAAAGCAGTACTCCACCATGCATCTGATTCATCAGAACTACGTTGAACAAGTAAATCTACTACATCGCCAGCAATACATAATACGTCACATTCTGGTACAGAAGGTAATATACCATGTAAATCACTAATTGCACATATTTTCATAATGCAAACTTATTGTTAATTTGTATATTAATACTGCACAAAAAATTAACATTCTTTTAAATGTTTTATTAACTCGTCTACTTGTTTCTGATTATGTACTACATAGAACTTTATATTAGGTTCAAATCTAAACAAGTAGTAGTTAAATAGTTTTTCACGTAAAGGCCATGCCTCATTAGGATACCCTTTACATTCAATAATGAACTTATCTCCTACAAAATCAGGTAAATAAGTCATTGGTCTATATTTCTTTCCTCCAAAAGTAAAAGCTGGAAGAAGTTCATATCTATGCTGTTCATATTCAGCACTGATTTTAGCTTCTTTCAGCTTTTTATATGTATATGTTTCAAGCTTACTTCTAAACTTTATTCCATCATATATATTAGGAGTTGCATTCTTTACTTTTCCCTATTTCTTCTTCTGCTCCATAAATACATTCTTCAAGTATTTTTATAACATCTCTATCTATTTGTAGTATTGTATCTGTTAGTTTACACACACCTACAGTAAGCATCACTACTATAATAGTAGTTAATAGGAATGGGATGCAAATTAGATTAGCTATAACTTCTCTAAAATCTTTCCAAAATGTTTTTAATTTATTTTTTAATGTTTTCATAAAGCCATTTCTTAATAGTTTCAAAATCATTTGCTTTAATAGCATCTGATACATCCTTCGCTTTGAACTTTTTGTGGATTAAAAGCCCTTCTAAGCCTGTTTTAAGGCTCATTTTACGAAGATATTTTACGCCAGCTTCGTCCCTATCGAACAATATAATAATACGCTTAAAACGCTTCTTAAGTTGTTCTAATACTTTATCAGGTAAAAAAGTTGACTCTGAAGAAGGAGATATTGCTGATATCCCCATTTCGTATAAACACATGACGTCTTTCATACTCTTTGTTATTATGAGTACATCACCAGTTTTAGGTAACTGTTTAAACCCCTGAATATCATTCTCTGTCAGGTTATTACGCCATTTTGTATATTTATCTGCTAAAGGTCTATAAATTTTAAAATGATTATATACCTTATAAGCATACATAGGATTAGTATCCTTGTAAATACCCTTTACAATACCATTACACAGGTAATATTTAATACTACTTACTCCAAATTTCTTTAAAGTATCAATACTAATATTAAACTGAGACCAGTAATTGATGTCTGTTAGAGTAAAGTCTTGTCTTACTACACCAATTACTGTCTCTGTTGACGGTATGTATTGCTTAGAGCTAACGAGTTGCGTATTATTAGTAATTTTAAGCTTATTAACTATATTATTAAGTATATCAGAATAATTAGTTAAACCGGTAAGTAATGAAACAAACTTAATTACATTACCGCAATCACCTGTACCATGATCTTTAAACATTAATTGTTTAGTAGTTCTACTATAGAAGCATCCAAATGATGGATTTTTATCCTTTCTGAATGGACTGTTATAAATCATGCCTACTTTAAAATTACCAATATATGCTGCATATATATCATATTCTGTTACTTTAGATAATATATAATCTAGAGTAATATTCACTTCATCTTTTATATTTGTAGTGTCGTATAGCATATGATATAGATTTTAATTTGTGGAGTATTGCAGAATCGAACTGCAATATAGGCATATTATAATAGAATAAGCTTGCTTATATTGGCTCTATTATAATAGTCAGCTATTTCTAGTTACCTTGTTTTACCATTAAACTAATACCCCTTTAAAACGTGAGTGCATACTATTCCAAATCTATTATTTTGTCTAAAGACTCACATAGTGGTATGCTACTCACGTATCGCTATATTATGCCTAGCGTAGGCAACTGTTTAAAGACTAAATTAGAAAGGCAAATCGTTACCTGATTCCTGAGTATCTGTAGAAATCATATCTAACGGATTCTCTTCCTTATTTTCTTTGTCTGCTACTACAGGTCGAACAAATAAGTCAATGTTCAACTCAGTAATTTTACTCTTCTGTCCCTCAGGTAAATTCATCGGTTCAATAAAAGTAAACTTACAGTAGTTAGGCAAAGTAGTATAGCCTTTATTATTATAAACTATCTTTACTTTAAGTAAAATATCTTTATTTGCTGCGTTTAGCAAATTAACAACCCAATTTGCAAATTCATTAAATGAAGAACCTGCGAAAACAAGTACTTCTTTAGGATAGAAACATCCTAAAATCTGTAGAATACGCTTTACTTGTCTAGTAGCTCTAGCTTGATAATCCTCTTCGGACTCATTAGGTTTCTTAGTAGATTCCCATTCAGTATGAGTCATGGTCTGTTCATCTTTTTCAAACTTAAATTCGATAAAGATGTTTCCATTAATGGATTTATCAACTCTAGCACTAACAAATTTCACATTTTCGTGAATACCTGCTTCTAAGTACTTATTTTTACTCTCTTGTATCTGGTTTGCTAATTCTGTACTATAAATCATAATTCTAATTCTTTAAACTGATATAAAATACTGTTAAAGTTATTCTGGTAAATATATTTTGTCCCAATAAACTTTAATATTGTTATTTTCATCGCTTTCTGCAATAACAATATTCTTACCTCTCAGATGTGGTGCCCTTGCTTCTCTTACAGAGTTATCTCCTCCTTCAAAAGAAATATGAGTTTCATTTTTCTTTCTATATACATAGCCTACTGCATCAGCTTCGCCACATATAATATTAGCAAGTTTACCAACTAAATCTAGAGACATCTCAGATAATTCTTCACCTTCTTTATTAATCATCTTATCCTTAAGATGACCAATTAAGATGAAGTTATCACAAAGATCTCTAAACATGTCTATAACTTTTCTTACAGCTTGCTGTAAATACATGTATCCAGAACCATTGGGTAATGTTCTAACATCATTACCTGAGTAGTTCTTTCCCATAGGTGTTTGACGATACAATGTAGCTGCATAGCTTAGACATATTTCCTCGAGTCGAGATGCATTATCGAGAGTAATATACTTATACGGTTTCTTTCCCATTGACTTAATTTCTTCTCTAATAGCATTTGCAATATCTCCTAAATCTTTTACAGATCTAGCTTGTACTGCTAATGCTTCAAGGAATTCAGAGCCTCCTTCTAAGTCAATGATTAAGTTATTATCTAGTTTGGAAGCTAAAGTAGTTTTACCAGCCTTAGGCTTGCCAAAAATTATTAAAAATCTTGGATTTTCTACTTTAGCTTTTACTTTCTCTTTTGGTAATACAATCATAAAAAGCTTTATTTTTGTATCCTTACTGAAAGTTTTTGGTAATCACTGATAATACGGACAAATTTTAATATTTTTTAAAATAAACCACGATTCTTAATCTTAATCGTGATGTCAATGATAGTCTTTTTAGTTTTTGATTTCAAATGGTTCAATGAACCAGTTGCAATCGGAATAATTTCATAACCAATCTGTACGAAATTATCGAAAATCTTAATCGGTGTACCGAATTCATCTTCAAAGTCATAATCCTTCTTAAACGGATAATTCTTCTTTGCATAGATATCAAGTGCATTCATTGCACTGAAGAACTCTTTCTCCAAATCAAAGTTAATACTACCGTCAGCAAAACACTTAAACGGACAGTTTGCACATTCTTCTGGCATCCAGCCAATATTATGAGTCTTACTTAAGCCTAGAGTAATATAGTCACCAGCTCCAGCGTATTCTACACCAAAATCACATTTAGGATAGTCATAGTTGCTTTCTACTGTCAACCAGGGATAAGCATTAATAACTCGTTTCATCAACTTTTCTTTATAGATATCTGCACTATTGTTGTTTTTCGGTAACTTAAAAGTATATGTTTTCATAATTTTCAGCCTTTTTTAATTGTTATTACTAAACGAAATCTTCCTTGCTGGTTCTTCTTCTCGTATAGTCTCAATTAAATTATTGTATTTCAAATCATTATCAAACTCTAATATTGTACACTCTCCTGCATCTCTATTTTTAAGAATATGTAGGTAGACTTTGTTTTTTACTAGTAAACGATTTGGTCCATACTGTTGTATATTGAGTAATTCTGGTCTGTGAATACATATGACATAATCAGACGCATGAAATATAGTATCAGCAGAGGAGATGTCACTACGCATTGGATAATGCATAGAAGGGTTGTTAATTCTTTCAGGATTTTCTATATTCCGATTCATCTGTGATAACTGAATTATAGTAGTATTAGGTAATTTCTTTACCTTAATAAACAGTTTCTGTAATTCGGAAATAACTTGCAAGGCACTTTCACGATTTTGACCTTCAACAAGAAGAGTGTGATCAAGTATAATCACAAATTTCTTGTCTTTAGCTTTAGTTTCATAGAAGTAATTAATAGTAGAAGCTATATCTTCAACAGTACCAGGAGTATCTACATAATATATAGGATACGACTTTATTTGTTGAGAAGTTTGTTCAACTCTATCTAATAAATCATCTGTTAATTCATTATTAGCACTATATAGCTCAGCAGTAGTTTGCCTTAACTTACTGCTTATTTTTCTACCTACTTGCCTAGAACTTAACATTTCAAATGAAAAATTAAGTACTATAACATCCTGATTAGAATTTAAATCTATTAAATCAGTTTCAAGTGTATTCACAAATGAAGATTTCAGTTTTGTTATCATACAGTTTTTTATCTGTATTTCTATACTTTATTATTCAGTATAGCTCCGCGTACCTTTTCATCCACTTATTTCAGTTGGGACGTCGAACACTCTTGGAGAGTTTATATTTATTCACTCTCTACGCTGTACGGTGATAATTAGCCTTTCGCAATCTAATTATTTACCACGGGATTAACATTCCAGTCTTCCCCGTATTTGCTCGATAATTATCATATATTATTCCTAATATAGACGGCAATATTCTGTGTATCTATTAAATTTACGATCTAAATATATTGTTGCATCTTTATATATGTATTCTAATACGTATTTTCCTCTACTTTTTTGAAAGGATAAATCATAAACGTTTTTCTTCTTACTTAACTTATTCTTTTGTAAGTTACTATAGTTTCGTAAGTTGTTTAAAATACACTATTACCACTACCAGATATACCTACTATAGTATATATCGTATTTGGTTCAATTCCTCCCATACAGGATTTATTAAACTTATTCCATCTTGTTCTTAAAGATTGAATTTCGTGGTTCTTTCTTTTACGAATATATTCTACTGCTTCATTTGTTGCAGTAGATATATGACGAAATGATAGTGTTTTAGATGACATCTGTTCCATAATTATAAGTATTAGGTTGATAATCATCTAATTTCATTTGTTCCTCAAAGGTTTCCCACTCATGTTGAGTGAGCCATTTCCACATAGTTTTCATATAACCCATCTTGCCTGTACGCATTTTATCATCTATTTCATATCTTAGACAATCCATAATGTGTTCATGCATTGCTTTAGATTTACCTACGATGCGGTTATACTCCTTTCTACATTTGTTTACATTAGCTCTTAAGAAACCTTTAGTTCCATCAGGGCGTATAACATAAACTGGAAATTGGTCATAGAAAGTATCAAACATAGTTTTATCTTCTTTAAGAAGTTCATCCAGTTTTGATGTCTTACTTATGACTTGGTTATCAGTACTATTATTAATACTAATTAAACCTTGATTAGCTAACTCTTGTATTTCTTCTTCATTAACTAGGCTGAGAAGTTTCTGAATGTCTTGATTGATTACTTTGATATCACTCAATACAAGTGTTAGGAATACTAATTGATTAATAGATATGTTTGGTATTCTATCTAAGATAGAAGTGTCTATTTCTAAAATCATATTCTCATATATTATATGAGCATATAGTTCTTTGAAATTTATTTGGTAGCCTTTGTTAATCCCATAGGCTCAATTGTAATGGTTTTAATTCTCTGATTATCTTATAGGCTTCATATATATAATACCTATAATTAATCTTTCGTTCTTCAATTGGTTTATCATCAAATTTATTTAAAAGAGTAACACCAGATGCCGTTAGCATATTCTGATACTGTCTTGCAGAAGCCTTATATTTATGTTCTCCTACATATGGCTCAGTGTATGTTATAATTTCACCTTCTTTGTGCCCAGTATCTTTCCATTTCCATAAGTATCCACCATTAGTAGATGCGTAGAAACGATTAGTTCTTTGTTGCTCTTTATTCATGTATTCAACATGCCATTGTTTACCAGTCTTTTCAGACATTAAGAATTTACGTATATCTGTACATCCTTTTATAGTCTCTTCAACTGGTACTTTGTCTACAAAGTATTTAATTATAGCTTCAGGTATTATCTTTGCAGATAAACCTTTGCCTAATAATACTTCAGTAATAAACATTCCTTTTGTTTTAATTAAATTAGGATTCTTAGTCTTACTATATCCTTCTTTAACTGCAATATAATCATTAATTGCATATTGATACATAGCTTCAAAACGGTCCTCTTCTAGAGTAAGTCTAGTAAGTTGTTCCCATTCTCGACAAACCTTGTTGTAATTACTATAGTTATCTTTTTTACAAATTAAGAAAAGTCCATCAGTATTAGCTTGTACTATTCTACATCCTATTTGGACTAATTTTTCAGCTAACATTAAAAGTAAAAGTTGACCATTGATTCTAATTTTCATAACAGCCTCAGGGCTGTAACAGAAATTATATTCATTTTGTAAGTTGCCTGATAACATTGTTGTTATCGTTAAGCTTTTTATCTTAACTTCTTATACTTATTATTAATATAAGATCCGCATATATTTTCATCTGTTCTAGATGTGAACCACTCTTGGAAATATTTTTGCTGCTATAACGCTCAATTTCTATGCTGTACAGTGACTAACAGTTATTAGTTTACCTCGGTATTATCATTCCAGACTTCTACCGATTTTGGTTCATTCTTATCATCCATCCCTGGATGTAAGGGCTTATTTAAAAAATATAATCCTTTATATTGAGTTTTATTTTTTATTGCTTTATTTATATTACAAGAAGATAAAAAACAAATAGGTTTTCCCATTCTTTGTGTAGAAAATCTTGATTTTATTGGTAGATTTAAAGTGACAGATAACTCTTCTAAATCTTTAGAAGATCTAAAAACATCTATAAAATTCATATCAGAATCATATACAAATACATTTAGACTTTTATTTCTTATTGTATTTTTACATTTACTTCTATCAGAAAGTCTATGCTTTACTTTTAAATGATCTGTAGATTCATAATGTTTTCCTTTATTCCAAGGAATTGCTTCTATGTATGATTTAATTCTCACTTTATATTTATCAGGTATATCTTTAAAAACAATTAATTGTTTTTTATATTTGTTATACCATTCCAAACATTCTTTATAAAATTGCTTTTTGCTTTCTATTTGTTTATTTATTGTTTCCTCTGTATTACATAATGCTGTAGCTATGGGATTTATGTTATAGCTATTCTCTTTAGTACAGGTGTTTAGATATATTTGTTCTCTAATGAGGCATAGATCTTTACTACAAGTTTCCAAAATTTCAAATCTAAAGGATTCTTCACCGTATTTATTAAATGCATTTTGTAAATGCATGTTTTTATGAGTACCTCTTCTTAAAGAATTTATGTGATGATTCCATCTTTTTAAAAAACTTTCGGAAGTACTTCCTATATAGAATTTATCGTTTTTTATATTTGTAATTTTATAAATTCCAGTAGTTGTAATGTCATTAAGTCTATTTATCGTTATATTCATAAATGAAAATTTTTATTAAAAACGTAATAAACTTAAATTAGTTTTAAATACAGTAAATATTTTACATTTTAAACCGTTTAAGGCAAGCTTCAAAGTTTCATTTTTAACTTTATTGCCGTTGTGTTTAGCTTCTACTCGTTCTTCTTTAATTTGCTTGTACACTTCTAGAAATTCAGGTCCTAAGTGTTTAGGATAAAATTTATATTCTATTAGCATACTCGGATATAGTGATGTTACATCACAGTCTATAAGTAATTCATCTTCTTTAGGAATAATGATTTCAGGATCATTCTTAGAATGAATTCCCCCTACTCCTACAGTATAGCGTAGATTATTAAATATGAAGTTATTTTCATAGCCTTTTCTACCTGGAGATACTACTTGATGTTTCATATCATCAAGTACATTCTTTAGTATTGGACTATCAAATTTTACAAATGGCAGTATTACATCCTTTAAAGGAATATAATCCATTGGAGATCTTAAATCTTTAATATCCCACCAGGTTAAACCTGTTTTCTCGAGATATTTTTGAGTTAAAATCTTCATTCCAATATTTACACCATCCTTACTAAGGACTCGTACACCGTATTCGTCTTCAATAGCTATACGTAAGTCAATATCTTTCTTACATCTATTTAAAAGCTCTGTAGTTGATTCAATATCATTGATATTATAATCAATCATATTGTCAAAATCTTCTAATGGAAGAGGCTTACTCCAGTCACATACAAATTCTTGTACATTAGGATATTGCATAGTTACTTGAATTTCCTTCAAACCTACTCTAAGTTTATTAGAGTAAAGCATAGTAAGTAAATCAAAAGTATCAAACCAAATCTGATACTTCCAATGTTTCCAAGTTTCTATATCATCTTCTGTAGAAGTAGTAATAGTCCTACTTAAGTTAAATATAGAACTACATATTGTAGCTACATTATAACTCATGAGTTTGTCTTCATACTCTATAATATAGTTTATTATAGGATTATCATAATGTAGATTATTATATCCACAGAAGATAATCTCAGATTTTATTTCTAAATCTGTAGTATAGAAATCTCCCCATTTTATGTAAGAATCTACTTGTTTAAAGAACTTTACTAATTCTCTTAGTTGGTTCTTTCTTTCAGAGATTTCAAACTTATATATTTCTCCTGTTTCTGTATTTTTAACAGAACAGTGAAAGATATTTTGAAATACCTCGATATCGAATACAAATACCGTCTTTCCACGTATTTGCATATCATTAAAGTTTAGTTAGTTGCGGGGGTAGGATTCGAACCTACGACCTTAAGGTTAAAATATTATAAATATTGTTTTAATTGTATTTCAGGTAAGAAATACTAGACTAGATTTACAGTAGATTTAATACCATTATCAGGATAAATTTCACTGATATACATTATAGATTTATTTTCTCCTGTTACTGGTATTAACAGTAATTGATCTTTCCAAATAGTTGCAATAAAATCTACTTGTTCAGGAGTATATACTTTTTTAACTACGCCATGTGCTGACATTCTACTATTGCAAAATGGAATACTAAACTTTGTACTAGACACTTTATGAGCTGTCTTTATCTGTATTTTTAGTAACTTATCATTAATATCCAAAATGCAATCATATCTACAATTATCACCATATGGTATACTTATTTCTCCATATTGAAGTAATTTTGCATAAACCTATAATTCGGTTATTCTTCCTTTTCTTTTCTAATCTTTCATAATAATATTTTCTTCTTACGAGCTACCACTGCTCCACCCCACAATAAGAGCTAGTTTCCTAGCTCTGGCTTTAATTATTGTTTAATTTCTGTAACTCTAGTAGAAACGAATCTATTCTAGAATCTTCATAGAAGCAATCAACTTTAGTATGTTTCAACTTATCAACTGCTTTAGGGAACATTTTCTGAGCTGCTATGTATATAGCTTGTCCTTCACGTATTTCAGTATTTACTCGAATAAGTTTTGCTGCTTCTCGCTTAATACTGATAATGTCTAATGCTGTAATTTCATCCATTATGCTGCTAATTTGGTTTCTTTTTCTGATTTACTGTCTTGTTTTTCTCGGAATATACGGAAACGATAGTTTCCGCCATTATATTTCTTCATATATTCTGATTTTTCCCAAATTTCAATTCCAGCATAGTTTCGTATTGACTTGCTGAATTCTAAGTTCATAGTTTCAGCTTTCTTGCGAAGTTCCTCTAAACTGAGTCGAGATGGTGTACTACTAAAATCATATGGTAGATTATTACTATTATATAATTTTACTACTAATAAATTAGGACAATCTCCTTGGTTATATTTAGTTACGGCAAGTTTATGCGTTGCTTTCTTAAACATAATACTCCGTATTTTCTCATCATGAATAGTCTTTAGCATTTGCTGTTTAGCTATACGATTTTCTCTACTATAAGTAGAGTTAATCAGTTTGTCATGATAGTCACTGAAAGGAGCTTTGTCAAAGCGTTCCTTCTTCTCTTCCTCAGTAAGACCGCTATTTCTAATATGCGGTTTACTAAACGTAATATCCTTTAAAATAGGATGTTGAAATGTAGTTCGAGTACGTTTTGTACCACTTTTATCTGTATAAGTTACAGTCTTTGCAATCTTAATAGATTGATTAGCTTCTTTAGAAGACTTACCGGTTTTTGTCCAGTAGTCTATATATGTATTATTTTTCTGTTGATCAGTTTTGTTCATAGTTGTAATATTTTATAAAAAGGAGTAATATTCCTACTACTCCTTTCACTCATTAATTTTTAAAATTTTTATGAAAAACAATAAAGAGTAATGTTATGCTACTAAATACAAAGGTGCAGAATCATCACTCAAATCTGTATTGTCATTGAAATCAGCAATTTCTTTACGCAAACTATTCAATGTTAACAAACATCCATTTTGCATATTACGGAAATATGTACGTGTAAGTTCTTCAGTAATACCTAAATTACGTTTTCCTTTTTTAGCCTTAAGCACAGGATTAATTGTATGCTCTTTAGCCATTTCACCTAGCTTAACATAGAATTCATTTAAAGCAGATAGCTTATAAATGTTAATAATGTTAGCATCTTTGGGAAGATCTTTAAACTTCATTCCCATATTAGCACACTGAATTCGTAACTTAAGAATTACTAGCTCTTCGTACATAGCACGAATATGAGTTAGTAATGCTCGTAAATCATAATTACGAGTAAAACCTTTTTTAACTACATTCTCTGTAGCTATAATTCGCCAGCTACGAGTAATTTCTGCGGTTAATTTATCACGTTTTGTAATGAGTATGTTTGGCTTAATATTTGTTGTAATTGATCTTGTCATATATGTTGATTTTTAAAAAGTTAATACTTGATTAAAATAATATATATTAGAGATCGCTTACCTGTAGTGCTAGTAGCTCTATCGAAAGAGTAGCTCTAATTATTTCAAGCTTGCCTTATTAACCTTACGGTCATTATCTACTAGCGTATTATTACCATTTTTGGCATCTTCTATGTGTATACTTATAATCATTCCACATTACTATTTGTTTAATATCTTTACGATGAATAGTAATACGATAATTTTGTACTGGTAATGTACTATTAGCATACATCCAACTATATTCAAATGTAATAGTATTTTCATTCCATTCCTCACTATCTTTTATAGGATAGAAGATAGTTCCATCATATACTTCTATACGTTCAATATGCGTATTAATATCCTTCATCCATGTGTGAAGACATTTATCATATACTTTCTGTGTCATAACTATTAGTTTTAAATATAAAAAACTAAGAAGCCCTGACCCATCATCTTGGGCTCTTGTGGTTTTATATAAACATCTCCATTTCTTATTCGATATATAACTACTTTAATAACATTTACATCTATTTACTATAGTCTTTATATATCTACTAAATACTCTTTTGATGAGTCTATTCAATTCTAAGCATGGAATAAGCGTACATCTGCTAATACTTATTCATGAATAATTAATCTTCTATGAGATTAATATTGATTGCCATGTCTCCACCACCTAAATTAAGATAGCCAATACATGAGCCTATTTTTTGTCCACGCGCATTTTTTTGCTGTTGCTGTGGATCATCGTCTATCAGCATAGTTTTACTAATTTTGTAATCCCCTTCTGTTACACCTAGAAAAGCATACAAAGCAAATCGATTGATAACTGACTCATAATCATGAGTCTTATAAGCTTCTTCAATAACTTTCTGAGTAAGAATGTTATTGAGATACTTATTTGGCGGTAGATACTTGCTATAAGCTGCAAGCATCATTGTACTCAACTCCCGAAACTCGTAAGTTTTTTTATCCTGAAACAGCCAACTCCACCAATGCTGTCTACTTCTATAAAAGGTTACTGACCCATCGTCATGAACCTTAATAGACTCAGGAATTTCTCCATTAAGAAGAATTTCACTACTAATACGAGTATCTTTCAAAAGGAGTTCAAGTAATAATTTCTTAGAATCAGAAAGTATTTTCATCCTTTACGAGAACTTTTCGTTATTTTTTAATCGGAGTACCGAGCTCGTCATAATAACGATCACAGTTAGAAGCCTGAAGATTGTTAAGTTCCTTCAGCATCTTGGAGAGATTTAACATCTCTTCTGCAATCTGATCAGCCTTTTCCATCTCGAAGCCGTTCAGACGGTTGACATGTTCAGTCAACTTCAGATAATCAGTAAAGAAGATTGGAGCACGACCAGTTGTAGTCGGTTTACTATTGAACTCAATAGCCTGAGCGATAGTTTCATTGTTTACTTCATTGAACTTAGCGGGTCCAATTTTGAACTGCAAAGACGGATCATTGTTCAATTCAATGACCGGCGTACAGCCGTCAGGAAGACAAGTTATACGACTACCCGTAATGTCAATTTCTTCGATTACATACTTCATAATCGGCCGAACAAGACGAAGTCCATTTGCCCGAACTTTGTCATTATATTCCAAATCAGCCGGTTCTGCTTTTACTGTCAGAATCTTCTTACCAATAAGATTCCAAGTTTCTAACTCTGCCCGATACGGAGCAATCATGGCACCGTTAATAGTTGCTTTTTCCATTTTAATATCTCCTACTTGATTTTAAGATTGATTTCTTAGCGAGATACAATCATTTTTTTGTTAATACTAATTTTTAAATTTAGCGTATTACTCTTATTCTGCTAACCTGCTCAGTCTCTTAGAGCCGCTTTAATAAAGCTTTGAAAGAGGTTAATTAATCTCAATAATGTATTCAGTAATACGACGAATTGTTAATATCTGATAAAATCTGTAATTTACTGTTAATGTGTATAAGTATAGTAGAACTCACTTACTAGATCGTAATGCTATTGCATATTCTGAAGTTTACTTGTAAATCTGTTAATGTCTGATAAAATCTGTAATTTACTTGATTCTTCATACTCAGTATTCCCCGTAGGACTTTACTCATAAGACGTATGAGTCAACTGTTCTTCTGCTATCTACTTTCACTTAAACGATTAAAATATGTCAATTTATGAAAATATTCTGTATGTTTATAGATAGAATTATTTGTTTACAAAAAGTCTATCAACTCTTGCTTATTCATTCAGACCTTTTTTACGTTAAGCTGAACTTTCAATACGAAAACGCCGTACCATATATCATATAATCTAGCATAAGTATTGTACTAGTATAATATACAGAGCCTATCATCGACAACTGGTATGTCTACAGGCATATAGGAATTACAACATTCTTATCCTAAATAGGATCTGGCGAATGAGGGTCGTTTCTGTTGAGAAACGTTACTAAAACACTGTTACAAAAGCTGCCTAATTTTTCAAGACACCCACTTCCGGACAAATTCACTTCCGACATTGCGACAAATCTCGGGTTACTACTTCACCTCATGGTATTTCCAACCATTCAACGACATACCCTAATGAGAGGTACTAAAGCATCGTCTCAGCGATCTTCTTAGGTAATATGTTGCGCATATTACTTTACGAAATTTCATGTAGCAAGGTTCTTCGATAGCGGGGTGGCTTGTAAGCTTGTCAAACTTACTACCATTGAACTTCCCTATTGTTTTTAAGTTGAACATATTGACACTCTCCTTATTTGTTATAGCTGTTCGATTCAGCGTAGGCACTCATTAATAAGTCTTACCTTCTTCATATTCTCTTTAATATGCAAGCTGCTTATTAAGGCAATACACAGACTACTTCCACTCTGCTTCGTGTCGGCCTCTAGGATGCTTTGTAAGATCCTGCTCTATGCTGGAGTGCATAGCTCTTACCAAATTATTTATAGCAAACCTTAGTACTAAAGTAACTTTACTTCAACTTTCCAAGTTTTAATAGTGGTCCTGGCCCACTCCCTTTTCTTTCGAAATAGATATATTTATACTAATCCTATATCTATCAACCAATAGTCTTATCGCGGACTTCAGGCGCTAGTCAGTTTATACTCCAGTGCAAAGCACGTTAGATTTTATAGTGACATTACTGACAAGTCACTTTATTATATAATAACCTTAACTTCATTCTGCTTATTTGTCATAAACAGTATAGTAATTGCAACTATATATGAAATATCTCAAGCTGTAAGACACGCAATTTACTTTCCATAGGGATTTCTCCCAAACAGCTAACTCTTACGTTCACTGTATTGCGTATAGGTTTTGCACCTAATCCAGTTAATCAGTCATATAGCTTCAATACAAATGAAGTTCTATATGGATCATTGCTACTCAGCCATGTCTTGTCTCAATTTCTGCTCATTATTATATAATTTACCCCTTTATATACATATATTTAGACAAATAATGTCCATTCCCAATTGAATCATGCGCTTCGATACGAGTGAAGATTTTAAATATATGTAAAACACTAGGTTAGTATTCTTTGGCCAACGGATTGGTTACCGCCCTGCACAGGGGAGTTTTGGAGACTACCCTAGAATGCTAGTCGATTCAGATTTAAATGACAACATACAGCACGTGTTCACATCCCTTCGTGATTCTGCTTTTGAAATAGCTAAAACGGATATGTATAGAGGTGAACGATACCCCTTTGCCTTGTTTAGATGCGATAGCTGCTCCTTCCACATCTGCGTCTTTTAGTCACCAGTCGGTTCTCACTTATGGGTTACGCACGCTCTCCCATTTTCTTGTTGCTTCTTCAGTTATAGAACAATTTTATAACACAACAAGTTATCATACTATAGTATAAATAGAATAGTGTTTGCTATTACTTATACATTTCAGTATCCTGTATTGCTCACATCACACGGCTTAGTCAGGCTCAAGTAATGAATTTTTACACTTATAGCTCTTATATACCGCTTGTGCATCTCTATTAGCGGTCTGCGTTTATCTTCGGCAGATTACCAGTTTTTAACTGGTAAAGTTTTATTAATAGGCATTAACCTGTTAAAAAACTTAGTTCTATAGGCAATGTCTTCAGGTAAATAAATTACCTTTTCAATTACCTTGGTTTTAAACTCCGGGAGTGTTTCAACGTCCCTTGTAATTGTCACAGAAGTATTATTGACGTCACCGTCAACAGATACAGTCTCATCCTTAAGATTGATATTGATAGACTTAGAATTCAAACCAAGTACGTCTACTGGTGTTTTAGGTACGTCTACCCAACGAATCATAGTCTGACTTGCATCTAAAGTTTGAGACGGAGAATTTGGATCAAATCCAATAAATCCTCCAAGACACACTACGAATAGTGTGATCCACAAATTAATCCGTTTCATATTGATTATTTGTCGGAATAGGCACTTTTGTCTACATAATCTGCAAACCTTGCGATAGGTTTCGCATAATATTTGACAAGTTCTGCGACTTTATCCTTGAGGATACTTGGAGAATCACCATATGTAGAAACAAGTGTCTTGTAAATAGCAGATGGATGAATAGTTACAAAGCCGTTCTGATCAGCATTCGTAACAGTTACTTCATCATCTTTTCCTTTCAGGATAGCATCAATAGCCTTATCTGCATTTGCAGTAAGAATATTGAGAGTAACAGCACTGAGTTCTTTCTCTAAGGTTGTTTTGAGATTGTCACCGGCTCTCTCGTTCCATTCCTTCAATTTCTTTTCGGAATTGATTGAAACGATTACCTGAATAAGTTCTGCAATTTCTGCATCACTGACGCTTGGACACCAGCCCTTCAACAGAGCATGTGCACCAAGAATACTATGCTCAGTATTCAACTTGCCTCCTACCATACCTTTTATGCAGGTAAGCAGTGTTGCATCTGCTCCACTCTTAATGAGATTTGCAAGCACAACGGCCTTCTTTTCTTCTTTACTGAATGAGAATGCCTTACGTCCCCATTCAATACCCTGAAGGAAATTCTTTCCAATACCTTCTTTCTGTGAGAAAATAGTACGGAGAGCTTTCAACTTATCTGCAGCTGGCATATTAGGATCTGGTTCAGGAATTTCTTCCTTAGCTGCAGCTGCATCCTTTCTAGCGTTTTCCTTCACTTCCTCAGGCACTTCCTTGAACTCAAGTACTAACTGACGAGAATTATCATTTGCTTGCATATACTTCACCTTAATGCCAAGGTATTCACCAAGAACGCGTTCTGCTTGTTCACGCATTTCGGCATTAATACGTACTCCCATAGTCTGGAAGTCGCCTTCAAGCTGAGTGAAATACTGTACTAAAGCAACAGATGTCATAACGTCAAACTGACGTTTCATTGCTTTTTTTACCTTTTCAGGAGTTTCTGGGTTAGTCAAATACTCGTTCCGAATAATGCCCATAAGCTCAATCGCATGATTCTTGTCAATGCGGTCCTTAGAGCCATCACTACCAAGCATTCCACCCAATGAGGTAGATGTTGTGATAGCAACACTTTCCGGTTTTACTACTTCAGGAACAATAACTTCCCCTTCGGTCTTGGTCTTTTCGTCCTTAACCTGCGGTTTATCTTTGGTTTCTTTGTTTTCCACTACTTCCGCAGGCTTTTCATCAGGTTTCGGCGCTTCTACTGTAGTAGCTACAGTATCTTGAGTCTTTGACGGTTCCTCAACCTTTGCCTTATTTTTATTAGCTAATTTCCCAGCTTTTTTACTAACTTTTGCCATTTTGATAATGTAGCGCTCCTTCGCTATAAGTTAATAGGTTATATACTTGTAAATAAAATAAATTAACTCTGAGATGTAATCTCTGCAGTCACGAGTCATCTATAAATTTACTTTCAGTTCTCGCTGTAGGTAATCCTTCTGCTTCAGTTACTGTACTGTCACGTTCAGCCTTGTTTTCCTTACTCGTATAGTCCTGATTGCAAGGTAATACATTCCAAACAACGGGTGTATTACTACTATACGTGGGGGCTGATTCTACAGTAACCACTGCAGCTTTCTCAGGAGTAGAAGTACATTCCTTATATACTTCTTTAACTCCTGCACCTACAAGTAAGCCTATTACTAGAATGGCCATTAATCTAGAAAAGGCTTTGGCATCTTTCATCAATCTTGCGATGATGAAACATATCACTATTGCAGCAAGCAATAGACCAAATGAATTTGCCATAATTTGTAAGTATTGGTTAATATTGGTTAAATAATTGTTTTAGTCTTTGTCTTGCCTTATTTAAACAGGTTTTAACTGTTGCTTCTGGTATGGCAAGCTCTTGTGAAATTTGCTGATAGGATTTCCCATCAAGTCGAGCATATATTAAATCTCTATATTTTTTCTTAAGACGAGGAATACATTCCATAACAATATTAATATTCTGTTGAAATATCATATTATCTTCAGGACTATGTTCTAATCCGCTTAATTGAATCTTCGATTCCTCATCGTCAATATAGTTATTTAATTGCTCTTTTTTATTCCTTCTTATATAGTCAATTGCAGTATTAACTGTAATTGTCTTTAACCACATTTCAAATGAAATATGATTAGTATAAGATTGTAACTTTAGATATACTTTAGTAAACACCATAGATGTTATATCATCTGCTGCATCTGAATTATGTACTACATTATTAGCAGTATACCAGACTGTTTTATAATAGTTATTATAAAGTGTATTAAAAGCTTTTTCGGAACCTTCTCTAGCTTGCTCTACAAGAAGCTTTTCTTCTTCTTTCATAGTAGCTAGATTTTTAGTGGACTACGGCTAACTCAATAGCCATAGTCCTAAGATCAGAAAGGAAGGATGTAATCCAATATATATTGATTAATTACAGCTTTTCTTTTCCAATAGAGTTCTTTTATCCAATTAGACCATTCTAGTCTTTTATTGGAATCAAGATAAGTTAAATTCATAATCATGTTTACCGCAATTCTTAACTGTACTAACTCTGTTTTAGAGTTTGAGTTATGAATATCAGTAATCATAACATTTAATATCTTACTTTGAACTCTTTTAGCTATAGTAGCTATTTCTGGATGTTTAATCCTAGTAATAAGAGCATTAGGTAATCCATAGAATATTGCACCTTCTATAGAATTATCTTTTACTAACTTATACCAAGTAGAACCTATATTGAATTTACCACATCCATATACCTTTTCATTTATCATAAATGGTACAGGCATATCAGGTGTAGTTACTATAGGTAACGTACTTGAATAGAACCTATATTCAGGCTCCAATTTATCTTGCAAATACTCAATGACATTCATATTACAACTCTCCTTGAAGCCTTAACCTTGTTTCAATTTGAGCAATAATCATATCTGCCTGAGATTTTGAGAAACCTTTGTTAATGAATACAACTTGAGTTTTCACAATATAATCTTCAGGGAACATCTTTCTGTTGTTCTTATAAGCCTGAATGAAATCGTTAAACTCTTGTTCCGTATACTCAATCTTAGTTCTCTCAGTAGCCTCTAAGCCTAATGCATTTTTGACTGCCTCACTTACAGAGGGATAGTCAAATACATATGACTTCGGATTAGCTACGATGTCTTGTAGTTCAAGACTGTCTTTTTCTAGTACTGTGATAGTACCGTCTTTTTGCATGTCATTCAGTAAAATACCTCTGACAGCAACCAAACATGGCGCAGTGCCTGCAATTCTCACTAGAACACTAATGTTCTTTCCATTGGCTATATATAAGCCTGGTTTTTTAAGTTCTAACATATTTTATTCCTCCTTTTTGAAAAATTTGTCTGCTACTACCTTTGCATCAGATAAAGAAAGTTCATATTTATCCTTAATCTGAGAAAGAAAATCCATTTTACTGATACAAGACTGAGCTAAAGCTTCTAATTCGTCTTTGACTCCTTGAGCGTTAAACTTTACCCAAGGAACAATTTCAATTTTCTTTACCGACATTGTTCTTTATAATTTATAATTTCTAAATCAATTCTTTTCCAAAAATCGTATCCTTCACTAGTTGCTCTTGCATCAAAGCAATCTATAAAAGGACAATTACGAATTAGATGTCTTATGCGTTCAACAGAACGCTTATGCATTCTATTGTTACGCCAGCTTTGAGGTATACAATTTTCATAGATTAAATCTATTACTCTTGTTAGAACTTTGTTCTTTCTAAGAACATAATCCCACTCTTGAGGTAGGATGTCATTGATTGCTTTCTTTACACTCATACTTTACATCTTTTTGAGTTTCACCATAAAAGGAATCTTCATAATTTGTTTCTTTAATGAGAATTAGTAAGTACTCTATGCTAATTCGTGTACTGTTTAAAGCACCTTTTAATACATAATTTCTCATTTGCTTATCGATGTAATTAAGCATTGTTAATACACCAGTAAGATACATAATTGTAAAGTTCCTCTTACGAGCTTTTATTTGTTTAATAGTTCTCATAATTTTGATAATTAAATAGTGGTAAGGAGAGGATTCGAACCTCTCTTCTCTAACCTTATCAGTGTTAGCGTTTCTAAGCCTTATGAAACTACTTACCCCAGCCTTTTACGACAATGGCGAGCCGTTCAGATTATCACGCTACTAAGCGAGTGTAATCTGTTACATAACTTGTATTGCCAGTTATCTGCTTATTGACCTATTCTATTTCCTCTATGTCGCTGTCAAAACCATAATGCCCCGATTGCAGCTCAGTTGCCATTTGTGTTATTTCACACATGAGGAAGAGTTACCCATCACAGGAGCTGCCACTGGTTCGAGTCGAACGAACATAGTGGAGCATACGGGAATCGAACCCGTGTCCAAACGACGATTCAATAGACCTAACAGTCAATGAGTTTATAAGATTAATTAAAGTATAACTCTCGTGCAGAATTAAGCCATCCTTCCAGCTTTATTATTTAACACTGTTCACAGCACTCTCTACAGGTAGGCCTTCGTTATGTTATACAATACTCCTGCTATTTTTATAATTAATCTTATTAGTGGGTATATAGCCGATCAAAGCTATATACCCTTAGTACTACTATCCTATTTATTCGTATTCCTTATTCATAGGCAACCCCTTTCCTTCACCTGACCTAGGTAACAATACCTGGTTGACCGTTGTATAGTCCATTGTACTCTTGCTTATTTCTAAGCTTCCATTAGGGTTTTGGTTGGTAAATAGTAGCTTGGGTTGACTGCACCATACTAACTTGTTTAGGGTTAATAATATAATTCTCTGCCATATGCCTCTGGCGAAGGAGCACTGACAGTAACTGCTTTAGTTTGTGTCCTTTCAGAGTTATCATCTCTAAATTGACATACATCACAATGTTGTTTGTTACATTGTAACGGGCAATCATTCTTAATTAAATTAAGAGTAGTTGCTTTTAATTTCCGGTTACAGATTAATTTACTCACGGCTCATAGATTTGAAAGATTTACGATCATAGGGCTGTAATTTAGCTCTACGTGTCGTTTTCGTTCTCTTGTTTACAGACTTAATCATATAAGCGCTGTCTTTAAATGTTTTTCCCATAATTACATTTCGTTAAGGGTTGTTAATGCTGAAATAGCAAGCTTCGGAAGGAATGTTGCATTCATGCCTTTCAGTGCATTGTACTCTCTCGTTGATCGTGGACCAGTAGCAACTGTTTTAAGGATAATAGGCTCAATAGCCTTATCAACAAAAAACGCTTTCCAAAATGCTCCTCTGAATGCTTCCTCTTCAGTAGGATCACCACATACAACACAAAGTTGTTTACAAGCCCTGATAAAAGCACTATCTTGACTTTCACAGTTTTCTCTTCCAGCAATATAGCTTGTTTCTATAGCTACAATATTTCCACATTCATTAGGAAATGCTTTAGAGAGTGATTTTTTAATCTCTTCACTAGTGAGTGAATCATCTTTAATACCAAAAATTACTATTCTCATAATATTATTGATTAATATGTTGAAAACCTATCTTGTTTTGTTTTCCTTCTGCTAGTTGTTTGTTAATTGCAATAGGATCCGGACGGAAGAACTCAATGATAAAATCATCATAGTTCTCATTTACAATAATACTAAAACTACCTTCTAACGATATTATAGTACTATTATCACTAGGATCTTTGATAATTTGTTTTATGTAGGACTCATTGATTATACTATTTGTAGTACCAATAGATATATCATTCTTGAATATCTTTACTTCACAAACAATATAAGCAATATCATTTTTATAAATTCGTACCATAGTTAATTTGCCTCTTTATAAGTATGCTGATGATAACGAACCCCACAATGTTTACAGTATACTCTATCCTTAAACCGCTTATTAAGCTCTGTTTTAGGATTGAATTCACTACTCCATTGATGTCCATTAATAAGACAATCAATTTCATTTATAGCCCTTGTATAGGCTAGTGGACTACTAAAGAGCTTTTTATGAGCCTCTGATTTAGCCCGAGAACGCATTTTAAATGCTTTCCACTTAAAATAAATTTTTTTTAAAATACTCATCTTTTAAATATTTAAAAGTTAATAACTCAATTGACGACGACCAGGATATTCTGGATTTTTGTTTAATGGTTAATATCCACCATACATTTGTTAATAAGAGACTTCGTAAAACGCTTTTTACTTATTTACCGAAACTAGAATAGTCTCAATTTAATTTTAAGCTCTCCCTTAGTTTTAACTCATAAGCAGAAATAGCTGCAAAACTAAATCTTATTGGAGTACCTGATTTTAACGTCTGCACGATCATAGAATACAAATACGGATATCTCGTACTTTATCCACTATTACCGTATTCAAGGGTATAAAGATGCGATATGCATTCTACTTACGCCCCACAGGTTTGTCATTTTCTGAAGATATTTATTTGAGAAATTGCACCTATTCTCACGAACAAGTGCAATAATTATCAATAACTAAATATAAAGGACATTTTTATTCATCTTTAATAGGTATATCAGCCGTAGATTTCCTCGGTATAGAATCTGGTGTAATCTTATTTTGTTTATAAGTATCATTAATTTGTGCACCAAATTCTACATTATCGTAGTCCTTCCTGTTTTGCAAATACTCCTTGGCTATGTCACTATTCGACATTTCAGTGCCTCCTTTCATAAGTATTGCAATAAGGGCTACATCCGGCATATTCATAAATATTGAATCATATCGAGATTGTTCTTTAATATCCTTTCGGAACTGGAGAATGTCATCGATAGTTACCGGTTCGGTATACGTTGTTGTATCCGTAGTTTGTACACTTTCAACCTTATCAGGGTTAATAGCATCTTTAATATCGTCCATAATATTAGTACGTACGCTAATAGCAGTACCGATACTAACAATGAAAGCGATAATACTGAAAATTAGGGCATAAATAAGCCCGTTTTTATTTTGGCTTTCCATTTTTGATAAATGTTTTTAGTTAATAATAAATTAATCAATTCCAAAGATATGTTTCATATATAATGGTTTAAACGTTTTAGCTGCATATTCTGCGGCATCTTCACTAATAAATCGTAGATGTGTACCGACAGGAGCAGTCGCAAGACCAAGGCCATCGTGAGAAGCCAGAGAGAACAAACCCGCACCGGAACCATCTTTAATCTTGTCCCAATCAATATGCCACCAACTGTACCATGTTTTAATTAGTTTACTTTGTTTGTACTCTGGTATCCATGGTTTATTACCGTTAGCAATAAAGTTAATTGCTTGAGTAATAGTACATAGCTGTATATACAGCAGTACATGCTCATCTAACTTCCTGCGCTTGTCAATAGGTTTAATACCTAATACAGCACAAGCACTTTTGTAATCTTTTACTTGTTCAAACATAATTTTGATTAATATTTGTTTAACATTTTGGATAACTGTTCAATTTGATTAGATACTATATTAAAACTAACTCTATCTATATTCTTTATTGACTTAGCTACTAATTCTAAATCTTCTATAGATCTTCTGATAGATGCTTTAATACCTACTCTAGTAAGAGGTCCAATAGGTACTCTTGCTCCTAATTCCCGTAATTTTTTGTTTCGAGCTTCAATAGCTTCAGGAAATGTAGCAAATGTTCCTACTTGGATATTTTCACCATTGTGACGTATTATCACACGATAAGGCTTACTCTTATTATATCTACATATATATATGTACTTTTGACTTTTACTTCTCGTCATTTTATAGTATCTCCTACAAAATAAGTATTATAATATAGATAATCTCTAACATATACCTCTTTAGTCTTTTTACTAAAAGGGTTCATGAGTTCTAACACATAAGTGTCTGAGTTCCGTATATACTTATTAGTCACAATATAGTTCTTATACTGTGCTTTAAGTTCTATATAGTTGTAATAGTCTTTATTATTAGAATATTTGACTAATGATACTGCTACTATAATTATAACAACTATTATTACTAGTGATTCACTAATAGTGGCAAGTATATTTTCTGAAGTGTTTCTTCTTATAATCATACTACGCTAATCTAATAATTACTCTTGTAGGTTCATTGTCTTCCCATTTTACACTAGGAAAAGCTTCTTTTGGGAGTACTAGACTATTGAACGTATTTGAATTTATCCAGTAAGATTTACTCTTTTTTGGTTTTTCACAGAACAAAAATAACGCTCCATTTTTTTCTCTTGCAACCCACATTCGAACTGATTTCTTTGGTTTTTCTTTCATACTAAATTGATTTTAGTTAAAATTCTTAGATAGTACCCTACTAGGACTGAGAACCTAGATAACAGTAAGCATCATACTGTTGTTTTATACTCACTCTGTATTAATTACAGAATTAAACTATAGGGCAGAGGTTTGCCTTATTTATATCTTTATTTAGTGACATGTATTCCTCTAATATAATACGAAGGCTAAATATTGATATAAACAAAACAACTACACACACAATTCGACAGCTACCTCTTCATGTGTGCCCATCTGTTTTTCGTTTGGCAATTACTGGAACGAACAGATAAACCGAGCGATAAATGACTATTCTCTAGAAGATTAGTCTACGCTAATTCCTGTATAACACCTGAATGCTAGCAATTTCAGTGTTAGATCGGAAACCTAATTATTATTCAGATTCTTCATTACTTTATATAGTAACTCTAAATACTGAATGTTAAACGGAGCATCATGCTTAATGCACTCCGTTATATGAATAAATGTCAAAATTTGTATAACATAATCAGAATAGTTAAAATTTATTTTCGCGAATCGATATTCTATAGTGTTAAATTCATTATTATATCTAGTATAATCGATAGTATTAAAATGATATCTAGTAACTTCATATTCTACAATATCCGATATAATTTGCAAAGCACTATCCGTATTAGATTGATATTTACTCATTCTAATAGCTAGAACATCTACCATACCATATATGCAATCTTTTTCACTTCCTTTATAGAATTTACTACGATCCATAAAGAAGTTGTCATATTTACAATCAATATGCATATGTACGCTACTATTTTTGGCAATCGCACAATTTTCTTTCATATTAGTTAATAGTATATACAAGCCTTTTAAGCCTTTAATACCATTTAACTGAATACGATTTTCTCGTAGCCTATTAGAAGAGTTGCCATCATAACCTGAATCATATGATACACAGTTATTAAGTAAGATAGCTCTTTGAATCTTATTTGGTGTAGGATATTCCGCATCATGTTCTATTTCAATACCGACATTTAAAGAATTATATTTTCTTCTGTCTTTTAAGGTGTACTTTAAAGTATTACCTTTAACACCTTCAATAGTTTTAACTATCTTACACAGAATATAAGTTATTTCATCTTGCATTTGCAATAACATATTATATTTATTTGTAATGTTAGAATGAAATCTTATACCAGTTATATAACAATGATCATGGAGATAACACTCCCCAAAACAAGTATTAAGAACATCTATTAGATTACGATTGCCTTCAGACATACACCGACTTTCAAAATTATCATCATCTAGGTAAGTGTAATCTAAAGAAAATAAGCGATTGCCATAATATGCTCCTCTAACTATTCTTTTATATTCGCTATCTTCTTTCGATATAATATCTTTAATACAAAGCCAGTCTACTTTATCAAATCGAACATCAACGTCTTCTATACAACTTGCCCTTTCTATACCTGGAACATAATATTGAATTGTAGATGATAGGTTTTTTAGTATTCTAGCAATAGCGAGAAGATCTTTCTTATTTATATTTACTTTCGTTCCTGCAATCAGTTTATATGGCCATATACGATTTACATATTGCCATAATAACTTTTTGTTTCTTTGCTTCATTTTAAAGGCTTCCCATGCCATTGGGGATGAAGCGAGTGCTGTAATGCACGATTCTTGCCACTTAGTCATAATCTTTCTAATTTAATTAAAAAAGAGTTAGATTCCTAAGAACCTAACTCTTTAATCAAAATCTGTATTGAATGAAACTAGTATCGTTCATTTTCTCCTCTACGAGCAGAATTTGAATGATTCTCTGGTTTTTTAGCACTGTCAGCTTGTTCCTTGCCAGCCTCAGCAACAACTTCTTGGCACATCTGACGAAGAGTAGAATCCTCTTTATATGCCTTTGTAGTCTGCAAAGCTACAGCTACTTCTGCCTCGGATGCTCCGTTGTTGATAAGTTTTAATGCCTTTGAATTAACAGCTAACTTAATACCATTCTCTTTCACGTAATTAATTACACTTTGTCTCATAATTTTGATAATTTTAATTAAACAATATATATTGATATAAAAGACTTTGACTAATTTTATAAGGTATTAGTTTTCATAAGTACAAACTGGAAGATTTGTTATTAACTTATTACTTAACACACTCGCCACGTGAAGGCTACCTTGTGAGTGCAACTATTATTCTCATTTTCACAAACAAGAATAATAGCCAACAAAAATTTTACAGTTGTTCGACAAATACTACTAAATCCAATAAACATGACTTTATCGAATAGAGGACTAGCCTACACTTAGGCCAAATAAACATAACTAAAAAGAGGTTATTTGCACACATTGTTGGTTATTATGTAACACAGGATTGTTATGTTTGCATGATTTTTAAGTCTGCACTAAATTGTATTATTAGATTCCAAACAAATGGAAGGACACAATACTGATTAGCCATAACGATATTGCTATGGCTAAACAGATAGCAAATTCTTTATTCTTCATTATCTTCTTCTTTGCATCCAATCATGATAGCTAATATGCCTACGTACACTGTACTAAAAGCAGCATAGCAACCCATTCCTGCCTTAGTTGTTGGACCGAGAGAAGATAGTATAATAAGAGTTAATACTATATACACAAAGAAAATAATAAAACCTTTCATAATATATAATGTTTTAGTTAGTAATTTCCTGACTATGATATGCATCTTCAATATCTGCCTTTAATTGTTCTTTGTCATATATATTGTACCAATCACATAGATTGTCACAATATTCTTCAAAGTCATTAAATGCAGTATGCATTGAGTTAGAAGTACTATTTAATACAGCTGCATATAATGCTATTGCCTTACTTCTTTGTGCATATTTGAGTGTCTTAAAAGAATTAAAAACTACATCACAAGATATATTAAAGACTAGTTGTTTCTTGCCTTTTATACGCTTCATGCGTAACCTATAAGAAACTGGTGCCCTCAATGTCTTGGGAAGTTATTGAGTTTTTTAATTGCTATTTCGTCTTAATTTTCAAAGACTCATCTGGCAACTCCTAATACACATAATTTAATTAGGCTTTACAAATGATATCCTAAGTAATCAACAGATATCTAGAGCATTATTTTACACCATTGGTTTTTCACGTTGGTTGCTCGTTTTCGTTACTTTGTTAATATTGACAGGTTTCTTTGCAAGTAACACGAAACCTGACTCACTACTTCTTACTCTCTAGGTGAGTTTGCGATTCCTAGATTTCATATTTTCTATTACCACGTAGAAGGCAAATTAGAAGAGCCTTTGGAAACGATGAACATTTCCTTAGTGTACTAAAGTGAATACGTTGCACTCGCGTTTAATCTATCTCTTTCTTCTAGTACTTGTTGAAAGAGCAGAGGTTGATAGACTATTGTTATTCCTGGTCTATCAGCAGTGATTATATCTTGATTATTGACTAATTTTCGCTATGTTCACATTCAATTGTGATATGCAGAATGCGCAAGGCTTGTTAAGCCCTACGCTTCACACATTGAGAGAAAAGGCCATATATTTTAATCTACTAAAACATACGTACCGTTTTCAAGGCCTCGTTTAAAGTTGCGTTCGGCAAGTTCCTCCGGTTTACCTTCGACACTATTTTCTTCGGCATCACAGAACAGCACAAGACTAATATTAGAATACACACGAGGTATTAACTCAGTTGTTTTATACTTTTGTCCTTTTGGAATAACTTTACCGTTAACCCTTGCCGTGCCGTCGCTCGTTTTTTCGACTTCTTTTTCGTCCGAATAGTATTCGCCATCCCTGTTAAGGATGTGAAACTTTTTACCCGTATCCCACTGATATAACATAAGGTTAATTTTGCGTTCCTCTATTACATTATTATCATCATCAACAGGCATACCGCTCTCAAGGCTGTCACATAGTTCCCGTGTGGCTGGGAACATGGTTTTAGTGAAATTGTAAACCCTACTTTGCATAGCCATAACGTTAATAGTTCCGTCATCGTTAAATGCACTTGTAGCGTTTACGTCTCCTACTGTACCAGTAGCACGTATAACATAATACGGTAACTCGCGATTCTCGTCCTCTCTCTTTTCAAATTGTTTAACAATACACAACATAGCAAAAAAGTTTAAAAAGTTAAAAAATGTGAACATAGAAAAGGGAACGCCATAGAGCAAAACAGCCATAGGGTGTTCCCTGCCGATACATAATACGGGGGAGTGAATCTTTGCTGGTCACCTCTCGCATCCTTTCTCCCAAAATTTTATTTTATAAAAAATTTTTAATAAATGTTAAATTATATTACAAATTTTAACATTTTGCGTTCATGTATATATGAAATACAATCCACATTATTATATACAGAAGATAGGGGATAGTATAGATTCGTTCCCCTATGTAGAGGTTACTGTTGATAACACTAAGATAATTGTTGTCAATATAAGAGCTGGCCGTGAACTGATTTATAAGGTATACTTTACTAATTTCAGTAAAGAGATTTCCGGCTGGTATCATGATATGAGTACAGATGAAATAGTAATATTTCACTGTTGTGAACACTATGTAAATAGGTTTAATGAAAGATATCTCAGAAGATGTAAAAGAGATGATATAGGTAGAATTAGGATATTCGCCAAACGAATAGCTAAGGCACAGTTAGTTGACCAATCTATCGCAGTAGATCCTAGTAAGAGATTGATAAATATAATAAAGATTAAAGCAAAAGGGGAATACCGGCATCTGCATTTTATAACCTGTTATCAGAATAAGGAGAAGGTAAAGAAATTATTATCTTAAAAAATGTTAAATTTTGTGTGTTAAATAGCCATAATTGTTCTTAATAAATGTTAAAAAGTTAATATAAAAGGGAACCTAAGTAGTGTTTTATACGTTACTGTCTATACAGTTAAAGACAGTCTAAGACAGATTAGACAGTATTAATAGTCCTTACTTTAGATAATGTCTTTACTTAGTTAAAGTATATATAATACGTATTATGGGAAAAAGAAAAGTAGTTAATAAAATAGAGGCATACTCAGGTATGTACATAAATCATAATAGAAACACTTATCAATTAGTACAAACAGATACTTCTCAGAAGTATTGTAAAGGTTGTGCTTTATATGATAATAGTTGTCCAGATAGAATTGTACAATTGTGTAGACAGGGTTATATACTTAGAAAGGTTGTTTTATGATTGTAGAATATAGACCTTCAGTAGAAGGATTAAAGAATATATATAGCAAACTTCTTACATTAGGTGGTACTATAGATATACCTGAAGTTGGTATTATGACTATAGAATACGATAATTCTGTAAGAGATAAAGTAATAGATTCTTACATGGAAGACGGGGAAACTAAAGGAATGGCTCAATATATAGTAGACTATTTTGAATATATTTATGGGTTATGAAAGAAGAATTCTGGATAGGCTTGATAATTGGTGGTGGTATAGTACATGCAATATATCAGGTTATACTAAACTTTAAGAAGTATGCCAACAAAAGAAAATAAAGTAGTAGAGATTCTAGGTAAGAAATTTGAAGTAGTTAAGACAGACAATGGTAGCTGTGACGGCTGTTATTTCTATACCAGACATTGTGTCCCAAAGGCTTTAAGGAATTGTATTTGGGGTGGAAACATACTGAAATTAATAGAGCAAAGATAAAAATTATACGTTATAAAATATATGGAAGATAAAGTACTTGAAACAGTAGTTAACGGTTTAGAATATACTCCTCTGCAGGATATCTTAGTTAAACCTCTTGCGCCTATTATGTTAAAGAAAGAAGTTACTGAAGCAGTTGGTACAGGTGAAAAAGACGTAGACGGTTATGAGAAGTTTGATACTAAGACTGAAGTAAAAGAAGTTGAATCAGAGTGGAGAACCGGTATCGTACTTGCAATTGGGTCTAATCTAGACTCTACTCTCCTCAAATTTGAAGTAGGAGATACTATTGTATTTAATAAGAAATTTGCTAAAGACTTTGATTTATTCAAAGATAGTATGCTGGTAAAATCTTATGATTGTGTTGCAAAGAAAGTTAAGAAATAAGTATTAATGCGTATTAATAGTTGTTGTGGGGCTAGGTCTGCGGATCTAGCCTTTTTATTGCATTAAGTTAAATAGTTAACAAATGTTAAAATATAGTTACCTTTTTAACACTTCACGTTTATGTAATTGTAACAACTATTAAGACAATTAAAAATAATAATTATTATGGTACAGTATAAAGTAGTAAAAGAGTTTGCTTGTGGTAAGAAAGGTGATATCCTTACTTGGAATGATGAAACAGAAATGTTTGAGTTCTATTTTAAAGACGAAACGAGTGAACGTGCTTTGTTTATGGATAAAGATACTTGTGATGAATATGTTGATGAGGGCTATCTCATTGTACTCGATGATGAGGATGAATGTAGCTGTGACGATACTTTGTTGGAAGAGATGTCAGACAAGCTTGTTACGATTGCCAATACGATTGATAGTCTCTTAGAACAGTACGAAACAGATCACAAGAAACTCGAAGAGGCTTATAATAATCAAGAAGTACCTACTTGTGTTAAAGTAGAAGCTGATACAGTTTATTATAACCTTACTAGAGTATTAAATAAGATTAAAGATATTATTAATGAATAAACTTGTAAAGACTGTTAAGAAAACAGACCTTTACAGAGAATTCCTCAGATCGCTTGATGGCGTACTTTAGCTTACTGACAGGGAGCAGGATATAATGGTATTACTCATTGAATTAGATATTAATACTCCAAAGCTCCCTGGTTACAGTAAGAATGTTATAAGTACAGAAAACAGACGTTATCTAAAAGCCGCAACAGGCATTACAGGTGATAATCTAAGTAGATATATAGGAAGATTAAGAGATAAAGGTCTGATTGTTAAGGGTAAAGCAGATGATGAATGGATGGTTAATCCTGCTTTGATACCTGAAGTGATTGGAGATAGAGTACAAATTACTATCGTATTACGACTAGACAGAGAATAATATGAATATGGAATATATGTCAATTAAACCAGGTTCTATCCTATTACAAAGAGATTATAATTGGATAGTAAGACTCTGGTACAAGATTAGAAAGAAGAATCTTAAGTATAATAAGTTTATTATATTTACAGATGATTGTGATCTAGTTAGTATTCAAGGTGAGCGTAAAGATGCAGTAGTAGCAGAACCTAAGAAGGCTTATAGTAAAAAGGAACTTAAGAGATTGAATACTATTGTTGATTCTAGTAAGGAAGAAGGTGATTGGTTGTCTTCTAATAAAGCTACAGTAGCAGATCTATTTACAGCTATTAATTGTGTTAGACCTGATACCTTTGAGAATACTAAGGATTTGGATGCTTTCCTTGATAATAAGTATTACACTATTAAGGATTTAGCTGATGAACAAAACTGGAGTGAATATATTTATTGAGTTAAGTAAGAAGTATAACCTACCTACTTAGGTAATAAAAACAATATGTACTCACCCATTCCTGTTTGCTAACAGGAAAATAAGCTAGAGAGATGAAAAACCCTTAATGTTTACTTACTTAGGTAAGATAAAGATAAAGAAGAATCATGAGAGATAGAAAGATAATTAGACTGACAAAGATACCAGAGATTGACATAGTTACAGAATTAATTGAGTATATGGTATACTTTAAACTATCGTATCCTACTGGTAATAAAGATACTTGTGAAGTATAGTTAAACGATGTCTCTAATGAAATCATAACTCCTAGCGTTACTTATAAAATGACGGATGATGTTTACTTATATCTGTATTTACTTAGTAATAAAGCGGTAGCAAACATATATAAAGCAATAAAAGATGATTAGAAAGTATGATTTAGACCTTTATCCCATGTCATTGTATATCGGTACAATATCTGACTTTTACAATAGTAAGAAGAGATTCAAGTTCTATGGAACTGTACAAGATATGTTGATTGATGATGATGGCATACCAGCAGATCCAATGGGTTCAGCAGCAACTACCTTCTTAGTAAAGGAAAGAAAAAGTGGTTATAAAGGAGTTATAACTTTCCTAGATGAAGATAGCAATGGAGCTATAAGTGAGTTTCTATTCAATACAATTGCACATGAGTCAACACATATTACTGATGCAATATGGCAATTAATTGGAGCTCGTGCAGAATCTTTTGATGAAAGAAACGAACCTTATGCATACTTAGTAGGATGGGTAGCCGGTAAGATAGGTCAATACATGATAGACTATATAAGAGACAATGAATAAAATAGATAAAGAAACCTCTCTACAATTACTTAAGTTAGAGAGAGAAAACTCTAAGGAAGCCCCTGAGATCATACAAAAGTTATTAAACTCTGTAGAAAAGGCAGTTGAAGCTGATAAGATATCATACTTTGACTTTATAGAAGATATGATGAAGGGATTGGAAGAAGTATCTGACGAAGATGATTCTTCATTAGAGAAGAGAGAAAAAGTAGTTAACGATATCTGTCAAAAGTTGATTGATAAATATGAAACAGGGAATAAAGAATGACTTTAAAGATAATAAACTCAGATGGGATTTATTGCCTCTAGAAGAATTAGAAGATATCGTTAAAGTATATACTGAAGGATCAAAGAAGTACGGAGTCAATACTTGGCAGTTACTTAAAGATGGTTACTCTAGATATAAAGCCGCATTATTCAGACATCTTGTGTTATTCGAAAAGGGAGAAGAGATGGACAACGAAACCGGTTGTAGACATCTTGCACAGGTAGCTTGGAATGCTATAGCAATGCTCTACTGTAGTAAGCACGGAGAAACTCAGGAATCCTTAATTGACAAACTCAATAACCGCATATCTAAGAAGATTGATGATTGCAATAGCTTATTAGATATACTCGATATAGATAGTATGATTTCTGAAAAGGAACATAAAAATAGAGAAAATATTGAGGAGTGTCAAAAAAAGGAAGAATCTGAGATAAGAGAAAAGCTTGATAATTTAGGGCATGAGCTAAGCAATAGAACTTACAATCGCTATAATATCAAAGCTGAATATATATGCAGAAATAATGACGGAAATTACGATGTATATTATGACATTAGCTCATTAGGAGATATACAGAAAGATATATTTGGAATCAATATCGATAAAGATGTAATACCTTGTGTACATTTTACAGGTAGTACTGATTTTCATACGCTAAATATATTAGTTAATAATCTGATAAGGAGATATGAAGATGAACATAACAAAGGAAAGTCTGGAACAGGAAATGGAGATTTATCAAAGAATGATAGAGAAGTATCAAATGGATCCAGAATATGTAAATCCTAATTGCTCTGAGAAACAAGCTAGAGTAATACTAGCACGATTACAAAAAGAATATTATACAAGTTATAGAATAGATTAATATGGAAACTATAATTGGAAAAAACTTAGACTTTACATTAATAGGAGATTCGTTTGAAGATCTTAAGTATAAAAGTGAACGATCATGTTATGAACTTAGTGATATTAGAATCGCTGAGGACGATGGTAGAATTATCATTGATGAGATAACTAATAATGGCGTAGGAGGATATATCCCCTATAAGAAAGGGCAAATTATTGGTTTAATTTGTAATTGGGAAGGTGAATATATCAAACGTCCTATTGTATTTGATTCACCTGAATTGTTAGCAGTAATACTTGAGATTAAAGAGCAAGTAAAAGCATATAAAGAAGAGCAATTGGGAAAAGATGAACCTTGTAAATGTAAGGAATCTTATTCTAATTTAAAAAGAGTATAAAAGAGACTATTAATGAAATTATTTGATATTCTAGGTGGTAATGTAACAATACACGAAGATGCATTAGCTATTCCAGCATTTAAGAAAATATGGGAAAAAGACAAGGCTGATAAACAACATGCTATAGCAGTTATTAGTTATATCGTCTTTAAGAATAAATGGGATAGTCCATATGTACTTAGTATGACCGAGGATATCTTAGAAGAATCATTAAAGAAAGAATTTTTCCCAGAAGGTTATCAACTTACTCCAGATGAACTAATAGCTGAAGATACATTTAAGAGATTACAATATACTCGTACTCTTGCAATGTTAAATAGTATTAGACTCAAACTAGATACTTTTACTCAATACTATCACGATAGTCTTGAAGAGGAACTAGATGAAAAGAAGATAGAGAAATACTTAGCAGGATTTGCTAAAGTAAAAGATACATATGTTACTCTAGACTTCTTGGAAAAAGCAGTTAAAGCTGGAGAAATGGATACTACTAGGGTTAAAGGTGATGCTAAGATTAATCCTTTCGAATTACCCACTGGTGTTAGAAAATAACACTGCAAAGATACAAAAAAATAACACTATCGTTTAGATAAACAAATTTAAGAGATTATGAAAAAGACTAATGAACTGCCAGACATAATAGTAGATCTGACAGATGATAATAAGACAGTAGAAGAAGCAATTGCAGAATGTGAAGCTGCACGCCAGGTAATTAAGCCTTGGTATAAAAGAATTACCAAACGTATCAAAGGTTGGTTTAAGAAATAAGGTTAAAACATATTCAATCAGCGACGTTATGTGGCGCGTCTAAAAAGAAGCCACATCTTACTGCCCTATGGTGTAATGGCTAGCACAGGAGGCTCTAACCCTCTTAGTCTGGGTTCGAATCCTAGTGGGGCTACCAATAACTAACTGAAGTATGGCGCGCATACAACGTAACTACCTAAGTCACTTACTGAGTAATTAACAGTAAACACAGCTAATGAAGGTCCGAATCGTAAGTCGGCCAGTTCCTAGGGTCTGGTATAACCTAGAGAGCTATTCTAGTGCTTTTTGCACTAATTTTAAATTTTTTCATAAAAATGTTTTAAGGTTTGAAGAGAAGGGGTCCGTTGTGAAACGTGCCCCTTTTATTATAGTTAAACATGGTCGATTTTAACAAAAGGATATTAAATAGTAATAAATTTAGAAAGCCAGCACTATAGTTTATAGCAACTGGCTCATATTGTCCGTACCCTAAAGGTACGGCTGAATATATGCGTTTCTGGCAGGAAGAGTAGCAGAAATGTATTAATGGTTATACTGCTGATGATGGAGATTTCATTAGTGGCTATAACTATTTTTATTTAAATTACTGTCCTATTTATCGTTAGGTTAATCGTATAGTGGATGGTAAGAATAAATCAGAACACATTGTTACATTCCCTGATTTCTGGGATTATGACTATTACTACTTCCAATGTGTAGAACAATGCAAAGAAGAGGGTAAACATTTGTGTGTATTGAAATCCAGACGTAAGGGTTACTCATACAAATGTGCTGCTATGCTATGTCGTAATTACTATTTAATACCTGATTCTAAGTCATATGTATATGCATCTAATAAATAGTATTTGACAGATGATGGTACTCTTACTAAAGCTTGGGGTTACATGGACTTTATTGACGAACATACTGCATGGAGTAAAAAGAGATCTGTTAGTACTCAGCTTAGACGTAGAGCAGGTATGTGGGTTACTGATGAATACGGTAATAAGATTGAAGTAGGTTATAAGTCTGAAATCATTGGAGTTACTTTGAAAGATAATCCAGACGTAGTACGTGGTAAGATTGCTAATCTTATTATGTTTGAAGAGGCCGGTTCTTTTAAAGAATTAAGTGCGGCATGGCAAATTGCTAGACCTTCTGTAGAGACAGACGGTATAGCATTTGGTACTATGATTGCATATGGTACAGGTGGTGATACGGATTCTAACTTTGCTACACTTAAAGAGATGTTTTATAAGCCAAAAGGATTTAATTGCCTCGAACTTAATAACATCTGGGATGAAGCAGTAGACAATACCAAATGTGGATTCTTTATACCTTAGTACGCTAACATGGATATACGTGACGATAAAGGTAATCGTCTGTATATGGATAATGATGGTAATACTTTGACCTATAAAGCAAGGGAGTATATACTGTCTGAAAGAAAGATAGTTATTGAGAATTCTACTAATTCTGTAGCCGTAGATAGATATATTGCGGAACGTCCTATTACTCCTGCTGAAGCGTGTTTGGAATTCAATGGTAACATATTTCCTAAGAAAGAACTACAAGAACAATTAGCAAGAATACGCACTAATAAGAAGTTAACCAACCATAAACAAATAGGGGATTTAGTGTGGGAATCTGATGGATCCTTAAAGTGGATAGTAAAGAAACAAGGTGATATTACTAAATACCCACTAGGTAAAGACGATGATCCTACTGGTTCTATAGTAATATGGGAACATCCTGTAAAAGATGCTCCTATTGGTTTATATATACTTGGAGTAGACCCCTATGATCACGATTAGTCAGGTACTAATTCTTTAGGTTCTACATTTGTTTATAAGCGTTTTTAGGGCTTTGAAAACTATTATGATATAATTGTAGCTGAATACACTGGAAGACCTTCTACAGCAGAAGAATATTATGAAAACTTACGTAAATTAGCGGTTTATTACAATGGTAGAATTATGTATGAAAATGAGCGCAAAGGCTTGTTTCCATATTTTACTGCTAAGCATTGTGACTACTTGTTGGCTGATTAGCCAGACATTATATCTGATATTGTTGGTAATTCTAAAGTTTAGCGTAAGAAAGGCTGCCACATGAATAAGTAGATAAAGCAATGGGGTGAAGGATTGATCAAAGACTGGCTTAATGAGGAAAAATCCCCAGGGCATAAAAACCTGCATGAGATACTGTCAGAACCGCTATTAGAAGAACTTATAGGTTACAATGATATAGGTAACTTTGACCGTGTCATGGCGTTGATGCAGGTAATGATTTATCGGGAACAACTATACAATGTAGTTGTTAAAGAGAAGAAAAAAAGTAATAGAGAACGACTATTATTCGACGGTCCTCTATTTACTTATGATAATTATAGCTATGACGATAGTTATAATCAAGTCGATGAAGATGTATATACATTTAATTAACAGAATATGATAAGTAAAAATATTGGTTCATTTCCAGTATAGAAACTACCTATGTCAAAGAAGACAAAGGACTGGAAAGAAGCATGCGTAAATTACATAATCGGTAAATCTGGATTTAGTAGTGGCAGTGGTAATAATGGCCGTACTAGATATGAAGAGATGTAGACATACTATGATTTATACAATAGTATCTATAATGAAAAGGATTTACTTTATGTTACTAACCCTTTTAAATAGAAAGATGGTTTCCCAGCTACTGCACAGGATTATAACATAATTAAGCCTAAAGTTGACTTATTACTTGGAGAAGAAACTAAGAGACCCTTTAATTTTAGAGTTGTACGTACTAGTGATAATGCTACTAGTGACATACAAGAGAGAGCTAAGTAGATGCTTACCGATTATATAATGGGTATGATCATGGCTAATATGGGTCCCGAAGAGGCTATGAGATTTCAGCAAGCTATATAGTCTGGAGAAATAATGCCTCCCGAATAGATTCAAAAGTATTTGAATAAAGACTATAAGGATATTGCTGAAACTACTGCATATCATAGCCTCAACTATTTAAAGAACAAACTCAATATAACTCATGAGTTCTATAAAGGATGGAAAGATGCTTTAATTGCTGGAGAAGAGATATACTATGTAGGTATTATTAACGGCAATCCTTACTTAGAGAGAGTAAATCCTTTATACTTTAGTTATGATCAGACTGCAGATTTAGAATTTATACATGATTCAGATTGGTGCTGTCGTAAGATGATTATGTCAGCTACTGAGATATACGATAGATTCTATGATAAAATGTCTGAAAAGCAATTAAATGAGTTACTTGAGATGATTGAAGACACTAGCAGAGGCGGTATTAATCCAGAAGTAAGAAAGACATCTTTAGACTATCCACATATTAAAACACATACTATTAATGGGTTTACTTCTAATCCATTCGAAGGTAGTGATAATATTAACGTATGGCATTGCTGTTGGAAGTCATTTAAAAAGATAGGATTCGTCACATATTAGGACCCTGAAACTGGCGAGATTGATGAATTACAAGTAGACGAATCCTATAAAGTTACAGGACTAGAAATAAATGTAGAATGGTCTTGGATTATAGAAGTGTGGGAAGGATATAGAGTGGGAGAAGATTTATATATAGGTATACAACCACTTGAATATCAACACATATCTGCAGATAACTTAAACTCTTAGAAATTACCTTATACAGGAGTAGTATATAATAATACCAATAGTTCTCCTAGATCATTAGTAAGTATGATGAAACCTTTACAATACATGTATATTGTACTCTGGTATCGTCTCGAGTTAGCTATGTCTAGAGATAAAGGTAAAGTACCAGTTATTGACGTTACTTAGATACCTAAATCTATGGGTATTGATGTAAATAAGTGGATGCATTACTTAGGAGCTTTAGGTGTTGTCTTTATTAATCCATATGAAGAAGGTTGGGATATACCTGGTCGTGAGGGAGGTAAGCCTTCGTAGTTCAATCAGTTCTAGGCATTAGATTTAAGTATGGCTAATACTATTGATTAGTATATTAATCTAATGAATAAGATTGAAGACATGGTATCTGAAATCTCAGGAGTAAGTAAACAACGTGAGGGTTCTATTGCGTCTAATGAATTAGTAGGTAATGTAGAACGTTCTGTGGTACAATCTGCTCATATTACTGAGCCTTGGTTCTGGGTACATAATTAGGTAAAGAAAGAAGCTCTTACTATGCTTCTAGATACATCAAAAGTAGCATGGAAAGATAATAAGCGTTGTCTTCATTATATATTAGATGATGCTACTAGAGCATTTATAACACTATCTGATGAATTCTTCTATGAAGATATGGATGTATTTGTAGATGATACAACCAAGAATCAACAACAGGTAGAGGCTCTTAAACAGCTTATGCAACCTGCTATGCAGAATGGTGCTAGCTTACTTGATATTGCTGAAATTATTACTATGGACAACGTTAGTATGATTAAGCAACGTCTTGAAGAAATTGAGCAAAAGCGTATGGAGCAACAGCAACAGATGGAACAAGCTCAAGCTGAACGCGAAATGCAAATGCAACAGATGCAGAATGAGATGGAGGAAGAGAAACTTATGATCGAGGAAGCTAAGTTAGATACTGAAAATCGTAAATTAGACCTTGAAAAATATAAGATAGATACTGACGCTAATACTAAGATTGCAATTGCTCAAATTAATGCGTATAGAGGTTCTGAGAATATGGATCAAGACGGGAATGGAATACCTGATGTAATCGAAATAGGTAAACAAGCAATTGAACAACAGAAGGTTAATTCTGATGCAGCATCTAAACGATTTGAGTTGAATAACAAGAAACGTGAAATTGAAATGAAGCGTGATGTTGAAAACAAGAAAATTCAACTTGAAAAAGATAAGATGAAGCAGGAAATAGAGTTGCAGAAATAGAAAGATAAAGCTGCAATGGAGCGTGAGAAATTGAAAGCAAAAACGGCTCTGAAGAATAAGACTAATGCAGAAGCAGCTAGAAGTAAGAAATAATGGCGGGAGTTTATTAGATATTTAATACTGAAACTAATAAGAGATACATTGGCAGTTCTATAGATGTTGAAAGAAGATTAAAAGAGCATAAAAGAAATCTTAAAGCACATAGACACAGTAATCAACATCTATAGAATGCTTGGAATAAGTATGAAGAATACTTAATATTTGAGCCTTTAGAATATTGCGAACCAGATCAATGTTTAAAACTTGAATAGCAGTACATAGATTACTATGATTCAGCTAATAGAGAATTTGGATATAACATAGATGCACAAGCTGCATCAGCTGGAAAACACTTATCTGAAGAAACTAAGTAGAAGTTGAGTGTAGCAAGAAAAGGCAAAAAATTACCTCCAGATGTAGTATAGAAAATTCGTGAGGCTAATACTGGTAAAAGAAAACCAAAATAGTCTGATACAATGAAAGAAAAATATAATAATGGTTATTCTATTCCTCGATATCCAGATATGTCTGAATAGAAGAGAAAGGAATGGAGTGAACACTTATCATAGAGTTCTATAAAACGGTATTCTAATATTAACAACAGACCAGAGGGATATTATATTAAATGTATATTTAGTAATGATATTAAGTATTATCCATCTCTCAAAGAAGCTTCGCGTAAGTTAGGTATAGATAAAGGTGGTATTAAATATGCTTTAGAATATAAAGAAGGTTATATGAATAAACTTAAATGCACCTTTATACGAATAAGTAAAGAAGAATTTTGGAATAATTATGAAGATAATTAAGAATAAGTTTATACCTTTTAAAGGTTATAAATTGATAAATCTGTTTGGTGTTATATTCCAGAGAAATGATGCTGTAGTTACAATGACAGAGTATAACCATGAGAAAATCCATTTGAAATAGATGCAAGAAATGTTGTGGATTGGTTTCTACTTATGGTATGCTATAGAATATCTTTGTATAATGCTGTCCTGTAAATGGAATAAACAGAGTGATAGATATCACGATGTTAGCTTCGAAGAAGAAGCACACAATAATGATAAGAACCTAAACTATTGTAAAGAGCGTAAGCACTATGCGTGGTTTAAGTATTTAAAAATAGGTAGTTATAAAAGTAAAAAGGAGAAATAATTATGGCATGTGGTGGAAAGAAATCCGGCGGTAAAAAAGGAAAAGGCGGAAAAGGTAGTAAATGATTGAATTATGGATAAACAAGCATTTAAATAGAGAATGCAGAACCTAAAGTCTTACCGGGAGAATAATCCCGGTAAAGGCTATTGGGATTGGAAAGTACAAGCCTATCAGAATGGTGGCAGACATGCTTTAGGTGTTGGTTAGGTATTTGCCTCACTTGCTGATATGTTGTTCAATAAGGAAAGAAGAACACCAGCTATAGCAGCTGCTGCATATTATACTATACATCAAACTCAGAATGACCCAGTATTAGCTCCAGTTGAAGCGCCACTTGTAGAACCTATAGCAGATGCAATAAAGAGTGTAGACGAAACTCCATATGATCCAGGAGAAGTGTTTCTATTATCTCCTGAAAATCAAAAGAAGCAGATGACAAAGAATCCTAATTATAGAGTAGTAGATACTAACAGTGAGGAAGACCCCTATGGAATTGTAAGAAGAGCTGCTAACTATCACAAAGAAATTCATGGAGAAGTACCTGTGTATGAGTATATTGCTGATTCTGACACAACTATTAAAAGAAGTAATTTAATTCCAGTAGGAACATTACCTCTAGGTGAATATACTCCAGAATTACCTCATGCTGGTAGTTATAATTCTGTATTGTACTACAATGCTAGTAATGACAAACTCTATCAGAGAGCATACGATTTGAATGATTATGGCCCTACTGATACTAAGGATAAGGGAGCTTCTAGTATGTATATTGGACCAATAAGATGGTTGTCAAGACAGTTAGATAAGGCAGGTACTCCTTTTGTTCAAAGAACTGGCTTTGTACCTCTTGATGAAGGAAAATATTATAACTAGTTACCTGAATCTGCTAAAAAGAAAGTAAGAGAACGCCGTAGACTTAGAAACTCCTATGAATATGGTGGAGAGGTGAATGAGTTTCAGCGTAAGACTAGAAGAGATATAATGCAAGAGTCTTTAGTAGATGGAAGACCTGATTACAATAAGATGTTCTAGAATCAGAATGAATATCAAAAAGACTTTGCAAACTATTGGTATACTGAGAGGGCTAAGAATCCAAAATATTCAGATTAGATAGGAGGAGATAAATTAGGCAGTGTATTATCTAATATAGATAAAGCTACATGGAAAACCCCTACTGAAGCTATGAGAGATAATGGAGTTTAAGGATAAGAATAAGGAGCTTGTCTAATATGGATGAAAAAATGAACATAATGCCACAGTATCCAATACCTAGCTATAAGTATGGAGGGATACATATAAAGAAAAAGAATAGAGGTAAATTTACAAAGTCTGCCAAAGCCGCAGGTCAAAGTGTACAAGAACATGCACACAGTGTAATGAATAATCCAAAAGCCTCTACTCTATAGAGACGCAGAGCTAATTTTGCTATTCAGGCTAAGAAGTGGGCTAAGAAGAGAAAAAAGAAATAAATCTAATTATTAAATAATTATGGAAAATAAGAACACATTAAATGGTTTTGAGGCTATTCTTGAAAGCCTTAATCCTAATGTAGGTGCTAATAAAACTAAAGAGATTGATAATATTGATAATGAATTTGATGCAGTTGAAGAGCTGACAGATGAGGAGTTGGAAGCACTACGAGGTAAAACAAGTAAGAAATCTACAAATAACAAAGAAGATGAAGAAGAGGAAGAAGATGATGTAGATGGCAAAGGTGAAGAAGACGACGACATTGAAACTAATGAGCCTTCAAAAACTAAGAAGTCTAGTAAGAAGACAACTAAGACTGACAAGGATAATGACACTGTGGATGAAAAAGGAGAGGAGGATGATATAGATTCCGATGATGGAACTACTTCCGAAGAACTAATCGTTAACTTCTTTGATTCATTGTCTGAACAGTTAGGTTGGTCTGATGTAGAAGATGAAGATAAGCCTAAGACTGCAGAAGACCTTATTGAATATTTTAAAGATGTAATTGAAGAAAACTCTGTACCTCAGTATGCAAGTGAGGAAGTAGAGAAACTTGATGAATTTGTACGCAATGGAGGTAACCTTAAAGATTATTTTAGTATTGACGCTGATATTGATCTTGACAATATCGAGGTGGAGGATAACGAAATAAATCAGAAATTAGTTATAAAGGAGTTTTTGAAAGAGAAAGGCCTCTCTGCTAAACTGATTGATAAGAAGATTACCAAGTATGAAGATGCTGGTATTCTTGAAGATGAAGCTGTGGATGCATTAGAGGCTCTTAAAGACATCAAAGCTGAAAGGAAGGAAAAGCTATTAGAGGAACAACAAAAGTCTGCTAGAGAGGCTTAGAAGCAGCAACAGACATTCTTTAATAACGTTGTCTCTGAAATAAAAGGCATGGATAGCATTTATGGTATTGAAATTCCAGAAAAAGACAAACGAGCTTTGTTGGAATATATATTTAAACCTGATGCAGAAGGTGTTACCAAGTATCAGAAAGATTATGCTAAAAGCCTTAAGAATTTGATTACTTCCGCTTACTTTACTATGAAGGGTGATAGTTTGATTACTATTGCAAAGCAGAAAGGTAAGAAAGACGCTCTAGATAATTTCAAAAATAGTTTGAGAGGAAGTGGAGTTACTAAGAAGTCTAGGAAGCAAGTTATAAACAATGACAGTACCTCAACTATTTGGGATACTTTTGCACGACAACTACGTGTCGCATAATAAAATTAAAACAAATAAATTAAATTACTAGTATTTTTATGGATAACAGTATTCTTAACAATCTGCAACTATACAAAGGTAAGTGGTTTTCTGACCTGATTGATACTGCGAAGATTTCTGTAGCTTCTCAGTAGAATCCGTATCAGGTTTCTACCATTCTGTCTTATGTATTCGGTACTAAAGATAGTGGCTATAGCACTTCTTTGGATATGTTGACAGGTGGTCTTGGCAACGTTATGACTATCGATCAGCCTTCATTTGAATGGTCTGTAATGATCGATGCTGACCGTGCCGTAACAATTAGAGACGCTAAATGGAATGGCGCAGCTATTACTTCTACTTCTACTGCAGGTTTGGGTAACACACCTATTATGTTGTGGTTGGAAGATAACTGGTTTGGTCCTGGTGCTATTCTTGAGTTTGATAACAAGGAATTCCAAGTACGTGTATCTGGCGCACCTTATCAAGATGGAAATCTGTGGGTATATACTTGTTTTGTAGCCGATGGTCAACCTTCATCTTATATTCCTGCTGAATATCTTGAAGCTGGAAAGCAGGTTTCTCGTCTTGCTTCTGCATATGAGGAATACAGTGAAGAGGGTGATATCTTGAACTATAACACTCACTTCAAGATGCGTAACTACCTTACTACGATTCGTATTAACTACGATATCACTGGTTCTGCCTATTCTACTGTAATGGCTATTGCTCTGAAAGATCCTGCAACTGGTAAGACTTCTTACTTGTGGGCTGATTATCAGGAATGGAAAGCTTTGCGTGAATGGTATAAGAGATGTGAACGTATGTTGGTTTACATGAAGACTAATGTAAACAAAGACGGTTCTTGTAATTTGAAGGGTACTAACGGCCGTCCGGTATTTATCGGTGCTGGTTTGTTGGAACAGATTGCTCCGTCTAACAGACGTTATTACACTCGTTTAACTGGTGAAATGTTGGAAGACTTCTTGTTCGATCTGTCTTACAACTGTCTTGGTACTAACGAACGTAAGTTTGTTGCCTTGACTGGTGAAATGGGTATGCGTGAGTTTGACCGTATCTTGAAAGAGAAGGTAGCTACTATGAATCTGATGGATACAGTATTTGTAACTGGTTCTGGTGATAACCTTACTTTTGGTGGTCAGTTCAAGACTTACAAAATGACCAACGGTATCGAGTTGACTCTGAAGTACTTCCCGCTGTATGACGATACTACTTATAACCGTGAATTGCATCCGGTAACCTTGAAACCGAAGGAATCATATCGTATGACTTTCTTGGATCTTGGTCGTCGTGATGGTGAAGCTAACATCGTTAAAGTAGTACGTAAAGATCGTGAATTCGTAACTTGGTATACTGGTGGTGCTGTAGCTCCGAATGGTTATGCTAAGTCTAAAGATACTCTGAGATCTAACGGTAAAGACGGTTACACCGTATTCTTCCTTGGTGAAATGGGTATCATGTTGCGTGATCCTCGTGCTTGCGGTGAATTGATCCTTGAATAATAAAAAACGTTAAGGCCAGTTTCGGCTGGCCTTTTCTTTTTCCTAACTTGATAGAATCTAATATTTAATATTATGGAAGTAATCGTTAGAATAGTTAAAGTAAATCCTTGGACCGGACTTACAAAATGGCCTACAACATTTGATTATGTAGGACCTTACTGGACTAGATCTGGTAATATCTACACTGGCTTGAGTACAGAAGATGCTCGTAGATTAGAGAAAGCCTTAAATAAAGAAGAAGGTGAGTTGTCCCCTAATAGCGATTTTTGGACTACCTTCGCAGTTAAACTTGGTAAAAGAGATCTAATACTGGATACAGATAAGCCGTTGGATGAATTGCAATATCTGTTCCTTAAAGGTCACAAACGAGTAGCAGATGGATTAGCTAATATGAATCCTTCTAAAGACTATGTACTGATTAATAAAGACTCTGAAGCAGAACAAGCTAATCGTATCAATAAGATTAAGCGTGAAGCATATAGAGAATTAGATAAAATGTCTATTGAAGATATGCGTAAGTGCTTACGTTTATATGGTATGAAATCAGATACTATGTCAAATGAACTCGTTGAAGCTAAGCTTACTGAACAAGTTGAAACAGCACCTGATAAGTTTATGTTGAAATGGGTAAATAACCCAAATAAAGAAATTAACTTTGTCATTGAAGAAGCTATTGCTAAAAATATTATTCGTAAGAATAGAACTCAATACTTCTTTGGTACAGATCTGATTGGTAATGGTATTGATGATGTTATTGTTTACTTACAAGATAAGAAAAATCAAGACATTAAGTTAGCCATTATGAATGAAATTAAATCCAAATAATGAAGATATCTGATTTACATAAGGCATTTAAAGTTCTCATGGATAAGAATTCAGAGGCAGTTGCTTTTGGTGGCTGCCCTGCATTCCTTCCTGAAGAAATAGATCTATTTCTTAATTAGGCATATATAGAAGTAATATGTAACAAATACACGGGCAACAATACTCTAAAAGTAGGATTTGAAGGTGCTGTTAAACGTATTGCTGATCTATAGAAATTAATTAAGACAGATGCTGCACAGGCATTGGTATATCCTTACTCACATTCTAATGTACTTACTTTATCTAATTTCTTTAATGATGGGGAATAGCTCAAAAGAATGTTTTATGTAGATTGTGTGCTTCATTTTAATGGTGAAGCAGCAGTATGTTCATTAACGGATCATGAAAAAGCTAAGGGGTTTTTACAGACATATAACAATATACCTTGGATTGAAACTCCTATAGCAGTATTAGAAGACAATACTTTAAAGATCTATATAGACCCTATACGTATGTCTTCTGAATCCTATACAGCGGATATTACTTATATTAAGTATCCTGAAAATATTAGTTATAAAGATTATAACAAAGATATTACTGAAGTACCCGATTATGTACTTAATGAAGTAATAGATAGAGCTGTAGAAATTGCTCTAGAGACTATAGAGTCATAGAGAACACAAACTAAAGTACAACTTGATAGCTTAAATGAATAATGAGCCCTAGAGAATTACAAATAGAAGTAGAGAGACGATTACAGTTAATCAATCCTGAATTATCTTTAGCTGGCAAATTACCATCTGATACTATAATATCATTCATTAATGAAGCTATTGACAAATTCTGGAAGACACGCTATTCTGGTCTTAATTATAAACAAAGAGGTTTTGAATAGGACCAAAAGCGCACTGACGATTTACGTACTCTAGTTACTAAGCACACTTATAAAGATACAGACATTTCTAAAATAAACCAAGTGGAATACACAGTTACCTTGCCTGATGATTATGTAATATTATTAGGAGATACAGCAGGTATATCTCCGGCAGATGGTGTAATAAATAATTGCTGGGAGAAGGATGCTTTAGGTAACTACAAAATAAAGTATAGTGATACCATAGAAGGTACTATTGAAACAGTAGATAGAATTAAAGAAAATTCATTATCAGAGTATCGTCTAAAGTATACTAAAGCTAAACCAATAAGACTTATATAGGATAATACAATTACTTTATACACAGATGGTAATTATAAAGTAGCTGAATATACTATTGAGTATTTAAAGAAACCAAGTAAGGTAGACCTTAAAACTAATCCTACTGATGAGTATACAGACTTACCTAGTCATACTCATATGGAAGTAGTTAAATTGGCAGTTTAGTTAATACTGGCTACTTTACCAAATTATAATGTATATTCTAATGAAGTAAATTCAATGGAATAACATTAACAGAAAGCGCTTATTGACGTGGAAATCTGAAATAAGGAAAGTAGAAAGTAAGCGAAAATAGACAGAAGCGCTTAATATGTCTAATTTAAAATAAATAATTTATATGATAACTTCAGTTCATACCGTACTTATCGGTACTAAATGCCCTACTATCTATACTACTGCTGATGCTTTGAATGCTGGTGAAGTAGCTTTGTTTGATCAGAATAGAGCTATTCTTAAAACTGCTGCTGAAGCTGCTAAAGCTAGTTCGCTTTATGTTGGTGTAGCAGGTCCGAAAATTAATGTTACTACACCTAACGGTACGGTTGCTTAGAAAGCTAACATTGAATTTTCTAATGAAATTCAAAAGAGCTCTAAACCGTCTGCTGTAATTGGTGCTAATGTAGAACCTACTCAGGATGAAGTAGTAGTTACTTTAACTAATGCTACTGTAGTAGCTGGTCATAGATATGTACTTCGTGTTCTGTATAAGGATATTGAAGCTAATAACTTCCAGTTTACTCATACTTATGAAGTATACGCTGAATCAAATGAAGCACAGAAATTGGCAGAAGCTTTTGTGAAGAAGATTAACGCTCACAAGAATCGTCGTATTCAGGCTCAAAATGTTAAAGCTGTTCTTACTTTAACTGCAATGGTTAAGGATGATAACGAAGGCGTTTATTCATTGAATGAATACTCGGTAGTAGATATGGAAGTATCTCTGTATCATACTATTCCCGGTGCTTTGCTTGCTAATCAGCCAGAAGCTGTAGCTGGTGCTACTATTGTTAAGACTCCCGGTAATCCTGGTAGAGGTTTCTGGAAACAGGTTCGTGATGCGGAAGTACGTTACATGGGTTATAAAGGTCATGTATTTACTGGTGCATATCCTGAAGTAGAACAAGCTCGTAAAGTAGTAGAGGGTACTAAATACGATTGTGCAGTAATTGAAAATGACAATCTGTATCTTAGCAATGATAATCAGTATATTAAGACTACTCCGTTGACTACGGAAGTATACTGTCCTGGCATGGTAGGTAGTATCGTTGATAAAGGTATTCAGTCATTTATCAAAGGTGAAACTGTAGCATAATAAAAATAGTGTTTCAGTGTGCTGACAAGGGCTATAGGGCTAAATAGCCCTGTAGCCTTTTTTATTTAAAAGTATTAATATGAAGATAACTGGTATAACAATAGTAAAAGATAACATAGTAGTAGAACTGGATACAAAGATACCTGATTCAGTAGATTCAGATTTGTATTTATACATAGACACACTGAATAACTATTCTAACAGGAGTTCAGTAAATCCCGATAAACATTCATATAAATTGTTAGTATTAGGTACAGACTATCGTTCTGATGTAAAAATAGACGAATAGAGATTATCTATAGTAATAGATTCTACTAAACTTGAAGATTTCTGTATGAGTGCTTTTATAGCTACAATTGACAATTCAAGTTAGTTCTATTTTAATCAGGCTGATATATACTATAAAGAAGTTGAGTTATTGTGTAAGAACTGTAGTACTTGTTTAGACGATCAATAGATGGATAGAATGGTTCTATTCATATTGAAACAAGATCTATTAAGTTATGCTATTAATAATAATCTTATAGATGATGCAATATAGTATTGTACAGATTTAGCTAGAATGTTAAATATATGTTTAGATGCTAATACTACTTACTACAATAATCACGATTGCTTTGCTTGTAATAAAACTTGTAGAAATGGAGTTTGTTCATTATGCTAATAGATGATATATATAGAATAGGTAAAGAGTACAACTTAAAAGTTAAGTATAACTCAAATCAAGGTATACCGTGTATATGTAAATGGATTTGCGCTAATCATATTGCTCGTCTATTAGAAAGTGATTTAAAACTTACAGATGAATAGATTGATTGTCTTAGAGCATTGATAAGCAAGCTAGTACATCCTTTGGATGAAATGTGGAAAGATACTTCTGAAACTGATGATAAAGCTATATTACTAGAATAGAGTTTAGGAGTAGACTTAGGGATAAAGACATTCTATGATGAACTTTTAATTTGCGAAAAATGACTCCATTGGAAGAACAAGTACAGAAAAATACTACGTCTATTAAGACTATATCAGATAGTTTAATAGAGTATGCTAAAGATACAGACTTAGATAAGTCTAATGATAATATATCTGCCAATACTGCTGATATAGAATAGTTACGTAGTAAATTAGTTGATCTATAGACTTAGATTAATTTATAGAACCGTATTGAGTAGATGAAAGATACTAATATAGTAGATGCTGCTAAATTAGACTTATTACAATACGATGGTAAAAGATGGTCAAATATAGCTGCTAATAAAGTAGTAACTGGCTTACTTGGTAAATTAGTTGATTTACAAGATGTGACTATTAGTAACTTACGTAATGATAACGCATTAGCATGGGATAGTGAATTATAGAAGTGGACTAATAAGAATCTGAATACAGAGATATACGATGATGTATTCTTAAGCAAAATTAAGCCTGATTCTACTGCTTACGAAGTATGGTTTAAAGAATCAGCAATATTTGGCCAAGAAGGTTTTGCATCAGGTCTTACTGGTTTCGGTGGTAAGATTGATAAGTACGGTCATGCTGAGTTTGATAGTCTTACTTTACGTAGATTTCTCGAAGTACCTGAATTAAGATACAATCGTGTAGAAATTCAATTAGGAGATAAGTGGAATGCTCCTGGTGCAGGTGTAATAGAAAGTGTAGAACAAACAGATGAATGGACAGGTGTTATTACACTAAAGCTAGAAGAAGGTGAATATGGAGCTGTATCAATGGGTGACTTATGTATGGGTATATACCATTCAGAGAAGACAGATGAAAATGCTGAGAATGATGAAGATGATGGTAGAGGTAATAGAAAGTTTGCAGGTTTCTATACTGTATACTTTGAAGTTACTAATATACTAGATGCTCAAAATAAAAAATTTGGTTATAAACTTAGACCAGTAGATGAATATTGGAATATGGTATTCCATCCCTGTGCTCAAATGAACTTTGTAGCATATGGCAATAAAACTAATGTAGATCGTCAGACATCTTGCTACTCAACTCGTACTTATACTCGTTACTTAGTAAAACAAAATACTTGGGATTAGAAAGCTATCAATATAGCTATGTAGTTTGGTGATTTGAGTAATCTTAATATATTTGGATATGAAATGACTGGTTATTCAGCATACCTTAACTCAGTATATTTTACCGGTAAGATTACTCAAGTAAAACCAAATGGAGAAGAAATAAAGTATGCTAACGATAGAGGACCTTGGGAACCAGATACTCATTATGACTATTATGATAGAGTAAGCGTATTAGGTTACTTATGGTTATGCGTTAATCCTAATGGTTCTGATACTAAACCTAGTGAAGATAATCCTGATTGGTTAATGCAGGTATCTAAGGGTGATCCAGGAGCTGGTATGATAGTACGTAGATCTGAATGGAAACCTGGAGTAGAATATAGAAATGATTAGGATGTACCACAATCTGTATCAGAACTAAGATACTTAGACATAGTATTAGTTAAAGATTTAGCTACTACTACTGGATATAAAGTATATAAGTGTATTTATACAAAAGCACCTCACATATCTACTAATGATAATGCTCCTGGTACAGATGGTGGAGTTGAATATTGGGAAGAACTAGCATAGAATGTAGGTAGTATTTATACTGATTTGATTATAGCTAAGAATGCTAAATTAGACCTTATTACTGGTAACTCATTAAGAGTTGGTTATTAGGTTGATAATACACCTAATGGATTTAGAGTGGTAGCTGGTATTACTGGTGAAGGAGGTAGTGATTCTAATTCTATTCGTATATGGGCTGGTTCAGATGAAGAAAGTAGGAGCAGCGCTCCATTTAGAGTAACTCAATCAGGAGCCTTATATTCTATTAAAGGTCAGATAGGAGGTTTTGATATAGGTAGTACCTATTTAGAAAATAAAGATCCTAATACAGAAGATGGCTTATACTTAGATAGAAATTCTATTCTATTTAAAAAAGAAGGTAATATGTTTGCTGTAGGCTATATATCTACATTAGGAACTAATAGATTAGGTATTATAACAAAAACTAATTCTAGTATTGATCGTAAACTACCAAACTTTGGTCTTGTTTTCGATGTATATGGAAGTGATATATCTAATATAGCTATAGGTGGTAATGGAGATGTTGTTATGAATGGTTTAGTACAAGGATTTGATTACGATGTCAAAAGTTATACAGCCAATAACACTATATATGAAATAAACTTTGATAGCGAAGTAGTCATATTAAGAACAGCTGGTACTACAGGTTCATTTGTCAACTTACCATCTAAACGTAATGTAACTAGTAGATTAGGTATAACTGAAGGATCAGCATTCTGTGCTGAAATCACTTTTGTAGCAGATATAGGTATTACTGAAACTAGAGTATATGGAAGACATGGAAAAGCTACTGATTTTGGAAGTACAGAATTTCCATAGCTATATGATTCAAATGGAAACAAAATAGATTATGTTACTATGAATCAAGGAGATATTGTTACAATACTTATAATTCACGAACCTTTTACTTTGACTGAAAGAAAATATTATGCTATGTTAAAAAGTTTTAAATTTAATTAATATGAAAATAAACTTTGCGCAACTAGAAACATACACAGACATTCAAAAGACAAACAAGATCTGTTTGGATGCTAGACAACAATTAGGTGAATTGATTTACGAAGCAGGTAGTGGTATTAAGGCTCACGCGTTAGCTTTAAAGATTTATAATTCTGAAGGGGAAACGGAATATACAGAAGAAGAAATACAAACTCTTATGCAGTTTGTAAATCAGTACTGTAAACCTGCAATTATAGATGCTATTAATGCATTAAAAACAGAATAAGTAATATGATTACAAAAGGAATTAGAATAAGTCAGTTAGTCGAAAGGAAAGATCTCAATGGTAAAGAAATAATTCCTTTTCAAGATGGCATTCATAATGGTAAGTTAAGTATATAGTCCTTAATAGATTATATAGGGGATATATCTGATAGTGATTTAGAACTACAAGCTTTAATAAAAATATAGAAGTTTGTAGATACAGTATCAGAAATGGACTTACTGTTATATCAAGCTAAAGAAGGAGATATTTACTACTGCAAAGAAAATAAGAAACTATACGTTAGAAGTTTTAATAAGTGGGATATGTTAGACCCACTTACATCTAAAGTATATGTATTAGTAGGTTTAGATGAGTACAACAGAACTAATATCATACATCTTTGGGATGGTAATGATATGGTAGTTATGTCAGAAAGACTATTTATTGGAGAAGTAACTGGTACTGCGTATGATGGTGGTAAAGGTAAGCATTTAGCTGATATAGCTAATAGTTTACCTGATAACGTCATTAGAGAAGTTGCAGACTTTACTACAGATGGTTCAACTGTTACTTTCAACTATGAGTATGACGTTAAACAGGAATCAGGTTTGTTTGATGGTGATGCTCAAGGTAGTAAAACTATTCCATCAGCTACTACTAGTAATGCAGGCGTTATGTCTGCTACAGATAAAGTAAAAGTAGATAAGATAGTTACTGACGGAGATGGTAATAAGTATTTAACTGATAATGGTAATTATCAGGAATTAATAGAAGATACTACAGAAACTATAAAGACTACTGATGCTATACCGGTTGCAGGTGGTCCGTTAGCTGACTTACTTAACAAAGCTGGTATAAACAGTATTAGTCCTGATACAAGCATGTAGGATTTATTTGTATCTTTATTTACTAAAGAATTATGGCCTACTAATCTTGTGTTCAAAGAAGGTACAGTTAGTGCAGCTATTGCAGCTCCTTCATTTACATTAAGTAATACAGGCTTAGTAGAAGTAGGTGCTACTGTTACTATTGGGAAGACTACATTATCTGCTGCTACTATGTCTACTACAGCAAGAACATATAGTGGATTTACTTACGGTTATAGTTCCTCTAATGATAATACAAAGGATTCTTCTAATACTACTATTACAGTTAATGCTAGTAATGTAGCTTTGAATTCTGTTAATTATACTATGAAGCGTACTACTAACGGAAGTGTAGAAAATGCTACTGCTAATACTAATCATGCTTAGGTTACTTTAGATAGTAAAACATTTAAAGCTATTGAAGGTACTAATACAGTGAAAGTAGATATAACTGGACCTACAGCTAACGCTACATTTGCTTCTATGCCTGTATATTATGCGTGTAGTAACTTAGGTAAAACTAATAAAGAACATAAGACAGAGCCTAAAGATACTACTACAAAGACTAGTACGATTCCTTCTAATTCCAAAACATTAAATGTTACCGGTGTCTATCCTTACTATACTAATAAGGACAATATTACTGCATTTGCTAAATTACCTTTAACTACAAATAAAACACTAGATGTAACATTTGTAGCTGAAACAGCAAGTAATAAGCATATATTCAAACTACCATCTAAGTTCAATGTAACTAAAATCACTTTGCTTAATACTCTTAGTGGTCAATATGAAAACTACGATGTAAGTAGGTTCTCAGTTACTACTGAAACTATAGATGTATAGGGAACTGGAACACAATATAAAGTATATACTCGTAAGGATGGAACTAACGGTTCATCTTCATTTAAAATAACATTCGCTTAATTATGAGAGATAGAGGAACGTTTAATTTTAGTGGTAATCTTGAAGTAAAGAAAGATGCCCCTCTCGAAGCTAGATCGTTAGTTAATTCATATGCAGATCTAGTAAAACCAGAGACCTGGACAGATGAATAGGGAGGTATATGGAAATATGACTGTATGTTAGTTTCCTGTAAAGATAGACCTGGAGAAGTATATCAATTATAGCCAGGAGCTGACTACACTAAGCAGAGTAGTTGGATACTTATAGGAGATACGTCTGAACTTAATAGTAAAGTACAATAGTTTATAAACAGCAAAGGTGCTCCAAATGGTTTGGCTTCTTTGAATGAAAGTGGTATTATTCCATCTGCTCAATTACCGTCTTATGTAGATGATGTAATAGAAGTTGATACATTTAGTAATCTACCTGGTACTGGTGAATCTGGTAAGATATATATAGTACAAGATACTAATTTAACTTATAGATGGTCAGGTACAGACTATGTAGAAATATCTAAATCATTGGCATTAGGTGAAACTAGTTCTACTGCATATCCTGGGGATAAGGGTAAAGCTACTACAGATAAATTGAATAGAATACCTGATAAATTAATTACTGATACAGTAAATGTAAATCAATCTACTACTGAAGCAGTTTTAAATTTTACTACTTATAGACAAGAAGCATAGCAAATAGGTAGAAATACTCTTACTATTACTTCAGCTACTACATCTCAAGCAGGTTTGATGTCATCGTCAGATAAAACTAAATTAGATGGTTTAAAAGATCAAGCTGGTATTATATCTGATATTAATGCTGTATAGACTAATTTAGAAACACATATTAATAATAAGTCTAATCCTCATAAAGTTACTAAAGATCAAGTAGGATTAGGTAACGTAGATAATACTTCTGATGCTAATAAGCCTATATCTAATGCTACACAAACTGCTCTTAATGGTAAATTTAGTGCTACAGATGGTAATGCTTTAAAGTAGAGAGTAGATAATATACCTGAATTGGTAGCTACCGATATTACTGTTGATAGTGATAACGATAGTGTAAATATATCTTTAGATAAGACGTCTATTGTAGACGGAACATTATCAGGAACAACTATAAACATTAATTCTGCAACAGCTAGTAAAGCTGGTATACTTGTACCTACTGATAAAAGCAAAATAGATAAGATTATTACCAATGGTAATGGTACTAAATACTTATCTGATAATGGTACTTATAAAGAAGTGAGCGGTGGATCTAGTAGTTCTGATATAAACATTATTGAATTACGAGATATTAGGGATATTATTTCAATTGTATATCATGAAAAAGATAGAGCTTCTAGTGATATAAGTTTAGTTTTTGGTGGTTCTGCTAACTTTAGATCTATAGTTAATGATATACTAAAAACACATACTCGATATTTTTTCCACGTTAAAGACACTCCAGATACTGACTGTATACAGTTATCAGGAGTAAATGCTTGGAAAAATATAGATAATACTCAATATGAACTGCATTTTATTTATAATTATTATATATCAAATGGTAATCAAAGAACTTGTAGAAGAGTAACTGTAATTGATAGTGATAATACTGATAGTAATTTATTCATCGTAGAAAATGTGAATGATATGTACGTTCTATCTAAAGATAGAGATAGACGTAAATCAGTATCATTAGTAGGTGAAGGCTTTGATGAAAATCATTGGTATCCTGTATCATTTACTGCTGACCCTAATAGTATTGTACCTCCTTGTAATTTAATAATTTGGAATAGCTTGAATAATGATTCTGCGGGAATAAGCCCTAAACCATCTTGGGCTACAAATAATGGAGGTTTTGCATTGCATATTGATATGACAATTATTGGAAGTGGTTATGGTCAATATGCTGATGATAAAAATAAATTAAATAATTGGTATGGAGGATGGGGAGGAGAAACAGCAGTTGGAGAGATGCGACAAACTACATAGACTTCTACATTCTATATATATTTAAGAGGTGGAGCTAATTATTTTTATACTAGTGACTCTGCAGATTTAAAAATGACCGCTCATTCCTCTGAAGTATCAGATGGGTATAATACGTATTCTATAAAAGATACACAAGGAGATATAAAAGATTTTTTTACATATGTTGAAAATGATCTATTCGGAGAAGTTAAGAATTTACAAATAGTACATAATAACGAGTTTAATTTTGCAAACAGTAATATTGGAGATTGCGTATGGATTAACTATAGATCTAGATATGATACTGTAACTTCAGCTAAAGCAGTATATGTAGGTAATGGTCAAGCTGGTGCAGATGGAGCATATGGTGCTGTACATGCATCTGGATTCTTTAAAGAATCTGACGTTAGATTAAAATCTAATATAACTCCATTAAATCATACATTAAATCAAATATGTAATATACCTACGGTAGAATTTGATATGCATGATAAACACCAGATAGGTACTGTTGCATAGGATTTAGAGAATAACTTTGCTGAAATAGTTAATACAGACAGTGATGGTATGAAATCTGTAGATTACTGTATGTTAGGTGTAGTAGCTATTGAGGGAGTTAAGTTACTTAGATAGGAAATTGAAGATCTTAAGAAACAAATATAGGAGTTGAAGAATGGAAAACAAAACAATTGATATTGAACCTAGAGCTGCTGTAGAGATGCAGACTTGGGAAAATATTTATGATAGAGTACCATCTCAATATAAACAATATGTAAGTTATCCTACTACAACTATGCGAGAATGTCCTTCTAAGGCAGAGATTAATGATAAACTTACTCACGCTTGTACTACAGATTCTAATGAATTAGCTGACTACAGTTCTATTACGTTAAACTTCTCTGAAAGAGATGAGCTAACGTCAGATTCATTAGCTGAAAATTGGGTACACAATAGTACTACACAAAGAGATATTCAATTGAAATACGGTACTACTATATTACTTAATTAGTTTGCTATTCATTAGAATATTCAAAACTATACTAGTAAGTATACTACTAAAGTTACGGGTCAATCTTAGTACTTTGAGGTATTGCAATTAGATATGGGAATAATACGTGTAAGACCTTTATACAATAATTAGACAAATATGATGAGAACTTGTACATTAGCTGTAACTGCTATGGGTAAAACTACATATATATATCTGTCACAAGACGCAAACCCTTTTAACTAAATAAATTACTATGGAACCTACTAATGAATTAATAACTAAAGCAGAAGCTAATGCAGAAGGATTCAGTGTTGTACCTAACAATGAATGTATGACAAAAGCTGAGTTTGTTGCTAATCTGCCAACCCCCCCCCCATTTCTCATATGACTTTCCATTGGGAAATAAAAGGAGCATTGTAATAATAAATGGTAGCATTGCATCTAAAACTATACAGATAAATGATGATACAGTAGTACTTAATCCTAAAGATGTATGGACAAAATCTTATTATGACACTACTCCAATAGATGTAATTACACAAACAAATTTAGAATTCAGAATGATTCATTCAGAAGGTAATTCTAAAGACAATAATTCACAATGGGTTTTTCCTGATGAACATTTAAATGCACAAGCTGGAAACTATTTACTAACTGTCTCACAAACATATGAACTTTATCTAGTATCGGTATTTTATATTACACAGTAAACAATAGAAATAATGAAATATTTTACAATTGAGGAAATGACAAAGTCATCTACAGCAAAAGCTAACGGTATAGACAATACTCCTTCAGAGGAAGGGGTATTAAAGCTATAGAAGCTAATAGAGGCTGTTTTAGACCCTTTAAGGGAATGGTATGGTAAACCTATCAAAGTTAACTCAGGGTATCGCTGTGAGGCTTTAAATAAGGCTGTAGGTAGTAAAGCTAAGAAGAGTTAGCACCTATACGGCGAAGCAGCTGATATTACTGTAGGTAGTAAGACAGAAAATGAGAAGTTATTCAACTATATTAAGGATAATCTTCCATTTGATCAGTTAATAAATGAATCAAACTTCTCTTGGGTACACGTATCATATAGAGAAGGGAGATTACGTAAACAAGTACTAGCGCTATGAAAACAATCCTATATCAGCCTTTATTTATAAATCCTTAGGCATACTTTGTATTTCCTTAGTTGTCACGGAGATATTTTCTTATTTAATCGTACTCTTACTGAATATGAAATATCTTGGGTAAAGAACAATATGATGTGTTCTAAGCAGCAAGAACCTGATATAGACCTATAATGTATCTGGTGCAGTTAAATTAGACTTCTTAAATATGGAAGAAGTAGCTAACTTTGCAGGTACTATTAAATTTACAAATGTGGTATAATGAAGAATTCTATAAAGAATAATATATTTGGTGCAGTAGTATATTTCACTACTGCATTATTACTTAATAGTAGTACATCATTGCTAATGCTATTTGTTAAAGAGAATAGTGATAGATGTCATTACTATAATGGTAAATGGAATAAAAAAGACTTAGCAATTGGAATTTCATCTATTGTATTGGGGTCTATTGCTAAATATTTTATAACTTTAATTTAATAAACTTATGATAAAACAAGAGAACCCTAACTTTCTAGCATCTGTTTATGCTCCTAATCCTATGGAAGTAACTTATTGGATTGACTTATCTACTGATGCTAATGGTAATGTAATTAAAAGTTATACAGGCAATGACTGGTTACCGGTTAATTACTTTACTAATACTGATTAGAGTGTAGAAATAAAGAAACTGAAATAGGAAATTGCAGATGAGGTAAATAGAGCTAAACAAGCTGAATAGAAGTTAACCAATGACCTAAACGGTAAAGCAAATAAGTCTACTACATTGGCAGGTTATGGTATTACTGATGCTTATACTAAATTAGAAACAGATGCTAAAGCTATCGAAATAGCACAAGCTGAATGTGCTAGATTAGTTGCTTCTGCTCCTGAAACTCTGAATACTTTAGATGAAATAGCGGCTGCATTAGGTGACGATCCTAACTTTGCTACTACTATGATTAATCAGTTAGGTACTAAAGCTAATAAGACAGAAGTATATACTAAGAGTGAAACAGATAATAAAGTAAATACTGCTGTAGCTAATAAAGTAACTTCTACAGATGTTACTCAGATTAAAGTAGTAAATGAAATACCTGAAGTAGGTAGTTAGACTCCTGGTATATTGTATATTAAACTTTCAGCTTAATTATGGGACAAGTTGGTTTAAATAATTTAACATTCCAAGAAGTTGCTGCTAATGGGAAATCCGTTCAAGAGATGTGGTTGAACGGTTCTTAGATATATGCTGCAGGTGACTTATGGTATGGAGTACGTTTTACAGGTAGTAGTCCTGATGGAGTAAGAACTGGTAATATGCAAATGCATAAAGACCTACCAGTACAATCATTATTCAAAGGCTGTAGACTTACTTCTGATGGTACTATTAAATACTTTAATGCTACAGATTGGGATCATTACGAAGATGGTTCTGAAGTAACTAATGGCATTGAAGATGGTAATGATATGGTTGAATTACCTGATGCATACTATACTGTAGTAGTACACGGAGACTATGATTGGGAAATCAGAATGTCTTTATATCCTTTAGAAGGATATACTAAGTTTAGTAAGAAGTATTGCTCTGCATATGAAGCTTATAGAGATGGCAGTACCTTATACTCAATTAGAAATCAAGTACCTACTGTAAATACTAATAGAACTACTTTCTTGACACAAGCTCGAAATGGTAGAAGTAACAGTTATGCTATCTATACTTATGAGATACATAAGTTTATTACTTGGTGTTATGTAGTAGAATATGCTACTCTTAATAGTTAGAAAGCAGTTAATACTGCATTAACTGAAGAAGGTTATCATCAAGGTGGACTTGGTAATGGTATTACTAATGGAACTAAGAAAGAAAACGGTGCTGATAGATGGGTTTTTGTACCTACAGGTACTACTAATTCATTAGGTAATAGTTCTGGTCAAGTACTGTATTCATATGTTAATACAGATGCAGAAGGTACTGAAACACAATCTAGTCAATACGCTAATAGATACAGAGGTATTGAGAATCCATTTGGTCATATATGGAAGAACTGTTGTGATATTGTTGTAACAGGAACAGACAATAAGATATACGTTACCAACAATAAAGAGAATTTTGGCATAGATAAATCGTTATATGAAGATAGTGGTTTAACTACTCTCACTACCAGCAATCAATGGGTTAAACGCATTACAAATAATGCGGCTGCTGACTTATTCTGTTAGGAAGGTGGAGCTGGTTCTACTACTTATTTCTGCGATCATTATTGGACGAATGCTACAGCGTCTGACAGAACTTTACTGTTGGGGGCTTACGCGGGTGATGGTTCCGCTGCGGGTTTATTCCGTCTGTTTTCTGACTATGGCCTTGGTGTTGCGACTGCTTCTGTCGGTACTCGTCTGGTATATATCCCTTAATTATTAACAAATAGGTTGTCGTTCTGGATTGAACAAGTAAGTTAGATAGGAGCTAACACGAGTAATAGTTCCAATGCAGGTTTATTCAATCTGAATTCTAACAATGACCTTAGTAATGCGAATGCTAATGTCAGTACAATGAAGCACGATTATCAGAGAACTATCAGTGATTTTCAGATTATTTGAGGAACGAGACCTTGCCTCTTGGCAAAAGATAACTAACCTAAACGAGTGTGTTGGTAACTTCGGTGAAGACTCACTTAGGTGCTTCAGATGAAAAGATATAATAATTTATTTGAAAAGATTATTTCAATAGACAATCTATATTTAGCTGATAAGAAAGCTAGAAAGAATAAGAGTAATAGAAACGATATTAAGGAGTTTGACAAGTATAAAGATAGTTTATTAGTTAGATTACAAAGTACACTGATAAATCAAACTTATACTACCTCTAAGTATGATACATTTATAATTAGAGAACCTAAAGAAAGACTTATATTCAAATTACCTTATTATCCTGATAGAATTGTTCATCATGCTATTATGAATATATTAGAACCAATTTGGCGTTCCGTATTCATTACTAACACTTATAGCTGTATTAAGAAGAGAGGAATTCATAAAGCATTATATGATGTACAAAGCGCATTGAAAGATAAATAGAATACAGTATATTGTCTCAAGTTAGATGTAAGAAAGTTTTATCTAAGTATAGACCATGAAATATTAAAGTAGATAGTTAGAAAGAAGATTAAAGACAATAAGCTACTTGCATTATTAGATAGCATTATAGACTCTGTAGAAGGAGTTCCTATTGGTAATTATCTTTCTTAGTTCTTTGCTAATCTTTATTTGTCGTATTTTGATCATTGGCTTAAAGAGGACAAAGCTGTTAAGTATTACTTTAGATATGCAGATGATATGGTAATACTTCATAGTGATAAAGAATACTTAAGACAATTACTTGATGAAATAAGAGAGCAGTTAGGCACACTTAAATTAGAAATTAAAAGTAATTATTAGATATTCAGAGTAGAAGACAGAAGTATATCCTTTGTAGGATATAAAATCTATCACGATTATACTTTGATTAGAAAGAATATTAAACACAAAATGTGTAAGAAAGTTGCTGCTATGAATAAACTTAAGCATATGACTTATAGTGAATATAGGCAGCAAGTCTGTAGTCATATTGGTTGGATGAAACATTGTAACGGCATCAATCTACTAAAGAAGATAATTAAGTATCATTAGTTGATTGAATATGCTAGAAGCTCGTAAGAACCGCTATTAGTCTTAACTAAGTTTAATCGAATAATAGCAACTTATTTACAATGTAAACGTATATTAATTATAATCTCGAACAATTTTCAGAGTCCCTGCCGATTTTAAACCCCTTATGAATCAGCTGGGACTTTTTTGATTTACACTTTATATCATTTACTATCTATGAATTATTATCAGTTAGGAGAGCATACAATGCCTATATTTAAAAACATGTTTAGTAGTACAGAGAAATTAGCATCTGCTGCGTTAGGTGGATTAATATCTCTATACTCACCAGTATATGTTCCTATTACAGCTCTAGCTGGCATTATCATAGTTAATACTTTATATGAGTGCAAAGTAAATAAGAAATATAAAGACGATGAAATATTAGCACGTTCAAGGAGATTAACTTCAAAAATATTCTATAAGCTAAGGGATGCAATAGTTGCTATATGTGGTGCGTTTACTATTGAGAAGTTTATAGTAACTTCTATAGATTTACACGCTATTGAATTTATAGCCGGTGCTATAGCTTTAGTAGAATTCTTCTCCTTACTTGAGAACTTAGGTAAACTACATCCTAGATGGAAAGTGTGGAATATACTTAAGAAGATAGCAAAGAAGAAAGGGGAATAGATATTAGATGTCGAATTAGATGGAGAACTTTCAGATGATACCAATAGTAATAAAGATAATTAATTGGTTCAGTAACAATATCAGAATAGTCGCAGTAGGTTTAGTTAGTTTACTTATTGCGACTGTTTTGTTTTAGAACCATTAGTTAAATAAAAAGAATGCAGAGATTAACAGAATAACTAACAATATTAGAGCTTATGAAGAGATAGCATCTAATAAAGAAGCACACAATAGAGTATTACAACTTACTATAAATGAACTAAATAATAGTAAGGATAGCTTGATACAATAGATAAATCAAGTAAAGAAAGATAATAAAGTCAAAGATAAGAATCTAACCAATGTAAGTGTAATCAATACTGAGATTAAGGATTCCGTGAAAACAGTAATTAAAGAGAAGTTAATAGACTTCGATAAAGAGTTAAAACTTAATGACTTAACAACTATCATAGTTAGTAGAAAGGATTCAATCCTAACAGCCAAAATAGATATAAAAAACTAGTAGACAATATTCGTAACAGAAAACAAAGAATATAAGAATACTTATAAGAACTGGCTAGTTAGATTCTTTCATTTTGACTTTAAGAGAATACATATCAAAAATTACCAGATAGTAAATAGCAATCCGTTAATCAAAGTAACGGATACACGGGTAATAGAAATTCCCGACAAATAACATATTCAAAACAATATTAATCAATAATAATATGCATAGAATATTTCGTGTGAAGGCTTACGAGAAAGAACATGGACCTCACTTCAATGAGGAATATGCTCGTAAAGCTGTAATGAAGATGGAAAATGAGGACGGTACTCGTGGACCGCATTGGTCTTTAGAAGAGACTACCACATTGGCCAGTCAATACGGAATTGCTCTAGGAAGCAAATTCAATCGTTATGATTGGTTTGTAGCATTAAATATGGTTTACTCTGATTACTATAGAGTTATTATGAACATTACTGGTTCTAATAATACTAAACACTACGTTGAATTTGCAAAAGCTTGGCTTAATGACAAAGATATTGACGAAGGTATGTAGAATGTAATGAAAGAGGTTGATCAATAAGGTCAACCTTTTTTTGTTTTAAGCTTGTACAGGAAACGCTATTAGTTGCGATAAGGGATTGTATAGCTGTACACATAAAATGCCTCTAATCGCTTTAAAATGCGTTCTAGGTATATTAACGTTAATAGAATTTTATATGTCACTTAATAATATAATAGATAATATATTATAGATTGCTCGTAATAATAATATTACAGAGTCAGAACATCTAAGCAGACATTAGATTGAACTCTGGATAAAGTATTATAGAGCAATGCTTATAAAGTAGGCAATAGATAAAGGTTATGATGTAGATGAAGCGTATGTCTCTACAATTGAACCTATCCATCTTGATGTAATATAGACTTATCCTGGTAAACATGTATATGTAGGAGATAGAGAACTACCAGCATTAATTAGCTTTAGATACAGACCAGGAGTAGTAGCAGTAAGAGATATGTATGGTAACATTATATAGTTGGGTAATTATACTAAAGCTAAACTATAGAGATACAGAAAAGCTACTTGTAAAGATTATATTGCATGGGTTAAGGGTAGTAAAATATACGTAGAAGGAGATTCTAATTAGTTAGAGTACATAAGTATTGATTGTATATTAGAAGATCCGGTTAACGATATACCTTGTTATAATCCTGATGATGAATACCCTGTTCCTGCTGCTATGGTTCCAACTATAGTACAAATGATATTAGAGAAAGAATTAAGAGTATTAGTAACTCAACCTAGTGATGTAACTAATGACTCTAAAGATGATACACAAAATATATATAGTAAGAAATGAGAGAACGACTAACGTATGACAGAAAGTGTTATACCATTGCTGATTACTATATAAGTTATAAGGAATACATTGAGCCCAATACTTAGTATGATGTAGATTTAAAGACCTTTAAAGCTATAGTTACAGATTACTTTAAATTTATTAGAGATGAAATCATGCTTAATTGTAAAGAGTTCAAGCTACCTTGTAGACTTGGTAAGTTGTCTATAATTAAGCATATGCCTAAAGAATTTACAGGTAAAAGTTTAAGATGGGACTGGAAAGCTACTAGAGAAACAGGCAAACCCGTATACTTACTTAATGAGCACTCCAATTACTTTAAGTACAGATTCTACTGGCAAAAGAAAGATTGTCTATTGATTAATAAAGGAGCTTATTAGTTTGTAGCTTGTAGACAAAACAAGAGGGATCTCGCCCAACTCATTTTCAAAAAATTAAAAGATTATCCAGAATTATGATAGTAAACAGAATGATAAGTTCTAAATCCGTTATAGCTAAAGTAATAGCAGATTTAGATCTTAAAGAAGACCAAATAAGAATTACAGATATCAGAGAATGGATACTCGAAGCTATACTTAAGATAGGAGCCATTCAATAGTACGATCATAAAGTAGTTATTCTACCTATTATAAATCATCAAGCAGCTTTACCTTGTGATTTATACAAACTGGGTCAAGTAGCTTTTTCATTCTAGAATGATGGTGGTTGGTTACCTATGCGTAAGACTACTTCAAGCTTTGGGATATTTCATGATAGAGGATGCGGTAAACCTTGTATGTTGATACACGATACTGAGTTATTTCCATTAGTAAAGAATATGTTCAATCTTACAAGTGATACAGAGGCCCTGCAGAAATTAAATGAAGATACTAGTTTACGTCAAACCCTTAGTATCTTACTTAATCAATGGACAGTAGGTACAGTCAATGGTAAATACGTTAATGGATCTATAGGTCATAGAGATAGCACTATGTTTAGTAATGAATTATAGTATATGACTAAACCTGGTTATATAATGACTAATATACCTGAAGGATTTGTTAAAGTATCATACTATGCAATATTTACTGATGAAGAAGCAATGCCAATGATACCAGATATCGAATCATACAAAGAAGCTATATTCTGGTATGTGACTATGAAACTAATGTATCCTAAGAAATTAAAAGGTCAGATTAGTCAAGGAGACTACTACGATATTCGTAACTCTTATAACTTTTATCGTAAATAGGCATATGCTGAAGCTATGATGCCTGGTACAGATGAAATAGAAAGTATAAAGAATACTTGGAATAAATTATATACAGAGTTTGACGATCACGATACATTCTTCTCTACTACAGGAGATGAACAGAATATATACAATTAGAATAGATAATTATGATTAGTAATACAGCTCAAATAAATACATTTTATGGTGGAATGAACACCGATAGTGCCGCCAGTATGTTACCAAATAATCAATATAGATTTGGTCAGGATGTTCGTATCATTACTGATGATTCTAGTACTAGTGGGGTTCTTTAGAGTGTAGAGGGTGCTAAAAAGTATAATTATGGTATTAAAGGTACTGAAGAAATAATAGGTACTGCAACCATTAATGATATTGCTGTAGTAA